TTTTAACGCATTTATCACATGTGGTACTAATATTATCTAAAGATGTTATTAAGTTGCTATATGATGAACCAGAAGAACCACTGTTTAGAGTTTTATAAAGTTTAATATCGAAAGTTACGTCATTGGCTTGTGATCCTATGTAACTAGAACCCTGAGAATTAGCAGCAACATAATGCATAGAGCTTGAGCATTCAGAGTCGCTGCAAAAAATAGTATCTAGCTCAAATATGTGTTGAGTTTTATTATTAATGGTACCGCTTTGAGGATAAACTACTATATCTTTATCTGTAATAATATTTTCTATAACATAGTAATACGTTTGAGATGGATTTAGGTTAAGTATATCAACTTTTCTCGTATTGGTATCGCCAGTGCTAGATGTTAAAACTTGATTTTGAACAGTGAGAATTTCAGGAGAGTCTGGTAAGCAATTCTCGCAAATAGCTTCCACTATAGAGCTAGTGTCCTCCACATCTTCATCATCGATTAGTACAAATTTAAATCCGGCATAATAATCATCCCTGTCGTCCAATTGATATTGCGATAATAAGCCTTCTGTTGGACAACCGACGCCGCTTTCACAAACATCTGCTGTAAATGTTAAAGTTTTGGTTTGCTCATATGTTTTAAAACTTCCTCCTGTAGGAGTAACATACATAGGCCAATTACCAAATAATGATCTTATTTCATAAGTATAATTGGTTCCTATTTCCAATCCGTCAATATGAATATTAAAATCTGCTTGAGCATTATTAGATTTCAACAGATTAACAAATTGAGGAGATTCGATATGCAGAGTAGGTCTACATTCCGGGCAATGTATTTTTTCTGTTTTGGATAAAATAGAAATATCGTTGGAATCTTTAACATCAAGTTGTAAAGTGTTAAATAGGTCTAAATCTGTCAATAAATTTTCATTAAAAGACAAATAGCCATCAGAAAGAGGATTACAGGCTAGAGATCCACTATTAGCGCAAAAAGATACATTAGCAGAAAGATGGTATTTCCCTTCATTATCTGTGGTAAAATAACCACTAGCAGGACTTACTATAGCAGGCCAATTTCCTCCCAAACCACTAAATTCAAAGTAGTATCTTTCAAAAGGTACAAATCCATTTAGATTGGCGTTATATGCTACGTTTTTAGACATTTTTTACCCTCTTTAGGTCTTATTATGAGATGCTAGCTTAATATTATTATACACTATATTTGTCGAAATTTCCTATTAATTGCTCACACTAGAGGACACTGCAGCAGACGGCCCTCCTTGCGCAGAGCCCTGAATGGATAACGTGGTTGTTGGAGAACTATAGAAAATATTATCAGTATCTATGTCTGATAGTATGATATTATATTCTATATATTTGTCTGACCCAATAGAAAACGATTCGGTTGCTGGTACCATATTATTAGTACCAGAAGGACAGGAATTATTACTAATACAGAATTTAATATTGCCTTCAATATCTGCATTATAAATATTTCCATTAAATCCAGCGTTAAGAATACGAATGTCGTTATACCGAACAACACCTGTCGCATTTTCTATAATAATTGGCCAATTAGATTTAGATACGGAAATTTGATATTTTAAATTCCTGACAGATGTTTGCACAATATGATTATAGGATCCATCGTCTTCGTGAACAGTATCGATCATTGGACCTGGGCCCTGAAGACCATTGATTTCTAAGGTATTTTCGTATAAAATATTATTAGAATCTGCAGATTTAGCATATAGTCTTGTTGATAATTGGCAAGATCTAGCAACATCTAGACTAGGATTAAAATCTGATCTATTGATGTTAGAATTGCCCGAGTTATGAATATCTAAAAAGTTTAATAAGACAGACATTTGATAAGTACCAGTATTTGGTCTATCTTTATATGAATGATCAGATAATAAAATATCATGATTAGATATGCTCAAATTTTCAATGTCATCAGAATAAATATACCAATTAGCCTCTGTTTTACTTAGATCTAATTCATAGTCCATATAGGGATCAAGATTATGAAAATCAAAATCAACCTTTATTAATCCATCATTTTTATATGTTTGATCTACGGTAAAATTAGTAATTACAGGATAATCTGGATCCGATTTAGCAGCATACGCCGTAAAGACATTAGCTATAGCAACGGTGCCTGTGTTATCAATAGTATCTTCTTTAAGCCTTAAGCTCCAACTAGTTGCTCTCAAACTATTAGCCATCATTCCAATATCAGAAACCTTATAGGTATTATTTAGATAATCAGTTAAATCATTATTATACGGCAATAATCCTTCTACTTGACCTTCAACACAAACGCCAGTATTAGCGCATGAACATAGCGTGATGGGTAGTCTGTATGTGGTGTTTTGATAAACATTAAACGACCCTGTAGGAGGAGTAACTATTGTAGGCCAACTAGAATTATCTGCTTCGATATTGTAATAGTATGTGGTTTGTTTTTTCAGGTTGCTTATTGCAAAATGACCATGATTACAATCATTAATATGCAGTTGATCAAAATCAACAGATGGTACTATATCTACACTAGATGTGTCTTCGCCAAAATCACAGCCATTACAAGTAACAGAAACAAAATCACTGTAGATAATTTCGCCATCAGCCTCTAATTTAACCACAAAACTATTGTATACCGGATCATTAGTAATAGTTTCTGTATATTCTAACAGACCCACAGTATCGTCTGGGCACTCTGTAGTATTACCGCAAAAAACTATATTAAAATCTAGAACTTTAGATTTATCGGTGGCTGTAAAAGTTCCGCTAGCCGGTAAAACAACCGCAGGATGATTACCTCCCTTAGGAACTATAGAATAATTATATGTTTGTCTTTTAATCAATCCAACGAACAACACCTCGGTATTAAACAATCTGCTATGAGAATTTGCTGCGTCTGTCACAACTCCAGTCTGAGCAATAAATTCTGTATTAAAATTTGATTTCATAATTTTGACCTTATAAGCAATTATTACAATATATTGTTGTACTATAAGAAGTGTATTGTTCTTGCACATCGCATGACGTACTTCGTACAGATATATTCATACTAATATAGTACGATTCTACAAACTTAGCCGCTTGATTGTAAGCGAATACACTTTCGTTGTCTACTGGGCAAAAACTTGGGGCAGGGCAGAAGCTGATTGACATTGGTTTAATAAACTCTCTATTGGCGGCTGTAAACGTACCGCTTGTGGATGTATTGAAAATTACAGGCCAATTAGCGTCTAATACATTCACTTGATATTCATAAGATTTACCGGGAGTCAAATTGTCAAAAAATGCGAACCAACTATACAAACTTACACCCTCTTCACTAAGCGTGTAATCGGCAAATTCGGTAGATTCTGCTGTTAGATTAAATACTCGCATATTAGGCAGACAATCTTTGCAAATAGCTGTAATATCATCACTCAGTATAGAGTCTGCCTCAAAGCTGATTGGTGTAATTTCTAGTCTATATATCTGATATAGATTTAATGTATCATTATTACCTGAAACACCTACTGATTCTGGATAATGTAGCAGGCCTGGGTCACCTTCTGAGCAGCAACCTGTAGTCGCACAAAATTTCAAATTACTTTTTATAGTCGCTGAATCCAGAATAGGTTTAAATGTTCCGGAAACAGGGCTGAATGTTACTGGCCAATTATTGTCCACATGTTTAAACTCATACTTATATGTCTCTCCATTTTCCAATCTTGACATATTGAATGCCACAATCTGGCTATTTGTTGGCTCAATAGATAGACTGCCAGCACCAGGCGATGGCCTATCAAAAACCGTATCAGTAAATGATATAGATGGAACATTAAATGTTTCCGAACTCTCTAACAATACCTGTGATTCTCCACTAACTACTGGAATCTGTAAAGGTAATGCTGATTCGTCTCGTAAAATAAAATAATATCCAGCTTTTGGTTGTAATTTTTGCAGTGTTGAGTTTTCACTAGGACTAAAAGCAACCTGACCTGTACCAAAACCAGAGTTTTGATCATCTCTTCTAGTCCAAAATACCGGTATAGTGCCACTAGAATTTTGACTAGCATAAATAGACACGATATTTTGCATAAATCTATTGTAGATTAATAGAGAATCAGCGTTACCGCTAATTGAAGGTGGAACACTCATAAGGTCTAATGGTTGAGCGCCAGGATAGTAGGATATAAAAAATTGACTATTAATATACATGTGTTTTGGTCCCGTTAAGCTATATAATTATGCATACACCATATGTCAAAGATCTTCATTACAGGGTCCTAATCTATAAATTCTACCACCGATATAGAAAGAGCTAGCATTTGGAATATTTGTTTTTTCTGTATCGTTGGGTAGTAAAGTCTGATTTTGCGCTGGTACTCGTACTATAATAGAATTGTCATTAGTATTATTAACAAATTTTAATAGGGTTTTACCCTGATAGGAATAAGTCCAGTTATTCTTTTCAGATAAATAAATGTAGTTATCTGTAGAAGATCTTCTTAACAAACTCTCAGCACTATCACAGCCCGTTCGTAAGTTTATTGTGATGGGTTTATCTTGAAGACTAATAACTCCACCGGTATTGTTATTTTTAATCGGTGGGAATATTTCCACCTGATTACTACCAAAAATACTTACCACTCTTGAACCATCTTCAAAATAATCAGACCCAGAAACTGTACTACCAATATTAATAACTTCTACATTTTTTAATGTAATATATGTACCACCATTTGGGCCATTGAAATTAGTATTAGAAAAATCAAATGTAGTACTATAAGTAACTGTTGATACGCATTTAAGTTTAATATATTTAGTTTTCAACAATTGATTATATCTATCATATATTTGCAATTTAAACAGAGTATTAGTTTCTCCCTCATGTACAGAATCGATATTTACCACAGTAATTGGTATAAAAGATCGTGAAGATAGAGAATATTGATCCGGAGAAATGCTTACCTGATATGGGGGAGTTAAGGGGGCTTGAGACTCTGTGCTAATCTTGATGAAATATTCTTCGGCTGGAGGCAAATCTAAGATATCGCCAAAATCTATAGTAACACCATCTTCACATTCTTGATTATCGTAAGAAATGGTATTAATCACACCGCCACTAGGTATTACAAAATCTTCTGCCATAATTAAAACCCTATGCTATTGTGTTTTCTCGCATCCTATTGTAATCAAATTCTCTGATAGAACTTTACCTTCCGACTGAACTGTGAATTTAAAAATAGATATATTATTGGTTTGATTAATTATTAATTCAATCGGTATAATAGCTTGTCTCAAAGATACGTCTACCTGTTGTTGATTTTCAGTAATAGTTTCTACATATTGTGAGTATTGAGGCGTGGCCATTATAATTTCTGAATTATTATTTGTTAGCTCTACCAGACTAAAAACATATTCTTTGGGTGCCAGTTTAAGATTTCTGACTATATAAACTAGAGAATCTCCAGAACAGCATAGCTCTTTGATTTGTCCAGAAACTGCAGCATTCTTATATTCTAAATAGATTTCTGGAGTTGGCTCAAAACATATGTTTTGCCCTACAAATTCTACGATATTACCCGAAACCAATTTGGTATACAGCTTGCCTGTTACAGCATTCATTACTAATTCTCCAACTTCCAACTGGTCTGGATGAGGGAAAGATTCGCTTTGTGTGTCTCTTTTTAAAAATATTTTCATACTCTGCAAACTCCTGTAAACAATATATCTCCGAAATCCCAGTTACTCAAAACCTCTTCTTCCTCAGCTAGTCTTTTTTCTATAGCCTCTTGTTCTAATTCTGGAGGAATATTACCACTCATATAAACATATGAAAAAGCACTTTGTCCTGACGGATTTATTGCGCTAACTCTATACGTATAATTATTACCGTTAACAAGGCCATATATAGTTTCTTGATACCAATCTGTACCATCTATATCAATAATATTATTGTCGCCAATTAGATTATCCATAGTATTATAATAAATCCATGTTTTGCCTTTGTCTGTAGATTCTTCAATCAGAAAACCTTCCACAGGTACAGAACCTGCCGATAAAGATGATTGCCAGCTCAATTTAACGTAAGAAGTAGTATTAGTTGTCGATTCATCGACGAAATATCTTATTCCACTTAAACCATATACTCTGGAAGGAACATTCAAATTAGACTCATATACACCGTAAGCATTACCGGTATCTGATATGGCCCTGTCTCCTATACCAATACTATTCTGAGCAGTAATGCCGAATATATACTCTACGCCGGGTATAAGGTTTGAAACAGTAGCATAGCGAGTATAATCTAGTGGTCTATCAATAGATGATTCTGGTATTTCTGCCCAAGTTTCTCCATTGTCTAATGAAAAATCTATATAATAATATAATACATCCTTACCTCCAGACGGAGCGTCCGACCAATCAATTGACGCATCTCCATTTCCATTGATCACCACTCTAATGTTTGAGGCAAGTCCTGGTGCAGTAGGGTTAGGAGTAGGTATTCTTGGTGTAACCTTGCCCTGTCTATCTATTGTTAATAATGAATTAGCAATGTACTCACCACTATTGTCTACCGATGGTGGTGGCACAAAGTACAGCCCGCTAGTAACAATTTCGTCAGTATATGTTATTCCTCTAACGGTAAAATGAGCATATAAGTTTAACTCATTGTAATCACTAGACGTTTTGTTTGGCGGCATATGATAAAAAGGTATGTCTAAATCGCCATTATTTTTAATACTATCTACAACATATGGTTTATAAGTATTGACACAAACTTTTGCAGACTGTTCCAGGGTGTATCCAGAAGGTATGGTTTTTTCTCTATCAAGCCATTGACTAAAAAATACTCCAGATCTAGCTGTTCCTACAGCAGAATCTGGCTGATATGCATCAACAAAAAATCCAGGCATCATACCCGTAGGAAGTAGAGAATCATCTTTGTCGAAGAAAACACCAGAATAATTATTGTGTTCTAAATTCATTTTGCCGTAAATTGCAAAATCTACATCTTCTGCCAATGTATTAAAAGCAGTGCTTATATTTGGCCTGATGCTTATTTGGTTTTGAGTACTCGGTTTGAATGTGTACGTTTCTCCATCAATATTTGAACTAGCGCTACATCTCAATATTCCTTTAGCATCTTTGTCTAGCCCCATACTCAAATAGGCGCCTCTAGTAACACTATAGATATAATATGCTCCGTCAGGAATACCGCTAACATCAGAAAGATAAAAGCCGTCTTCTCCGTTATTTGATTCGGGATCAAATCCGGGTTTACTTATTAAACCATTATTATTAGACTGGGTTTGATCATTATCACTTGGCTGCTCATCGCCTGCTCCGCCTCCGCAAATATCAAAATTCAAAACCGATAATTTGTTACCTAAGGAATCGGTAAAAGGACCCTCCGGAGCATCTAATTCGAAGATTTCAGTATCTACATCCGTAGAGTCTGTAGACAGATAGCTAATAACGCTCGCTATTTTGGCGTAAGTTACTTCTCTTGTAGTAGCCTTAACCAACGCAATAGTATCAGCTATTTTAAATTCTTCATTAAAAGATAATCCTTGCTCAGCTTGATTGTCTAATGCGTCTGGAGAACCACTAGCTTTAATACCTAAACCAGCCCATTCTGGCGTAGTAGTTGGTAATAATACAGTGCTATTATTAGGACTAGAAGGTTTTCTACCTAAAATATAACAAGGTCTTTTAGGGTATCTGTGAAACAAAGCGCCCTCGGCGTCTAAATAGCTGGCCGGGGTCCATACAGCTTCTCCGTCAGAACCACTATGTGTTAAAATGGAACCTCTGTAAGCAGGAAAAGCTGGTCCTATTTGTATGTGTTCACAAATAAAATTTGCATCATTACCAGAAACATAAACTTTAGGAGGTATAATTATTGGTTCTCCGCCTTCTTCTTCTGGCGGTATAATCTGTTGTGGCTCTAATACTATTTCAGAAAAACTTTTTAATTTGTTTCCGCTCGGATCTATCCACAAAGCGTTAGATGCAGATAGTGTTGGCATGGTGATTTCGCCGCTAGTAATTACTATATTTTGATCAACAGCATGGGTATCATCGGTTTCTTTATATATTAAACCTCCAGAAGGTCCAACATATCTAGGAATAGGATTACCGCTTACATCAACAGACCTGATATTTTCTGCTCTAAGCTCTTTGACTCTTATACCACTAGCATCTACAAACCCAGGTGTGATTAATTCTATACCACTACCACCCACAAGATACATAGTAGTAGGAGCAACTAAACAACTATATTTGCTACTAATAATATTTTTATAAGTAGTGTCTATGGCTCTATTGCCAGTTTCTAGTTTTAGCCCAGCCCAATCATTTGGGCCTAATATTGTATACCATTTTTCAGTTGCCATAATTATTTGTACTCTTTAAAAGAAACCAGGACCTATTATCGAATCAAATGCAGGATTATTAATATCAATAACATCAGGTTCAGCTCCGGGCTCAAAAATATTTGGAGGGTCAGATCCTTCGCAAGAACAACCGCCGCCAACCATAGCTTGACAATTTAAGTTAGCACATGGACATATGCAATATATGCTACCTGCTGCAACCTCTCCAACCTTAACAGCGTTGATAAGTCTAGGATCATCCAGTGGTACTCCAGACGTTCTTAAAAATTCGCTACAATGGTTGGGGCACAGCCTATCACCAACAACATCTGCTGGAGGAATCCAATCTGTGCTCAAATCAGGTATTTCTTGACTTACACCATTTATAACAGTAGATTCCGATGTGGTTGTGGCGGAAGACACAGTGCTACCTATACCACCAACAGTATCGGTACCGCCAGCAAAAGCACCATTGCAATTGATATACTTAGAAGCTGATTTGATGCTGCCATCACCAACAATAATATGATCGGCATACAGCCAACCTTTTACGCTTAGATTTGCATACGTATTACATATTAACCCTTGGTCATCAATACCGCTGCCAACCAAATGAGGGGTTTCTGTTTTAATAGATACAGCAGAGACGTCTTGACTACTATAATTATCTAGATTTTCAAAATAAGCAGCTTTATGCCACTGATTCAAATTCGGTAAATAGTATTTTTGATCAGGGTTTTTTGTCACAATAAAAGAATCGGTGCCAATTTCAAAGATATTATAGGCTCCATCATCTAGTACCACATCTATATCTGAAGGTGATTGAGGAGCACCATTATGTAGCCAATTAATAAATCTTAATGAGCTAATATAATCAATATAAACTACAGGCTTATTCTCCATACCTGTTTTTATAGAATATTCCCATGGAGACCCAGAGCTTGATCTATATCTTGTAATGCCACCTACTACATCAGAACCCATTCTGGAATCATAAAGACCTCTATCATTATATTGTGCTACTATATTGAGGAATTTAACATACTGATCGTTAATAACCGTAAAAATTGCAATTCTATATTTATTTCTGACCATACCAAGATTCATTACTTCAGAAGCAATGTATCTTTGATTGTCAGGTAAATACTCATATATTGTTGCTTGGTCAGATAGATTATTTTCATATCCTACTGTAGCAAAATTCATATTGAGACCAGTAGCGTTTTCAATATAATCCAAAGAGGCTTCAAACTCTAAGCCTGGTATACTAGCAACTCTCAGACCAACATCATCATGTCCAGAAATAGCAGATAAACTCTGTATACTCCTAAGACCACTAGACAGAATACTTGCTCCGTTAAAATCCACACCGCTAGCACTTGTTTTATATGAACCACCAGCAGAATACATGAATGAGGGTCTAGATGTTACCGCTAAATCATCTATCCATTCGTAAACATTACCATTCTGATCATATGTTCCAAAAAATGAAGGTCTACCATTAGTACCTACATCAGATATCAAACCGTTATATAACACATCACCAGGATCATTAAGCCTATTATAATTAGCAGAATTATTATGATTACTAATACCCTCTCCACTACTATTAATGGTAATAGGAAAAGGTTCATATGCTTGAGCCACTCTGTCTTTTGGACAAGGCTCACACTTGGGCAAGCTCATAGCAAAATTATGATAAAATCCAGAAGGTGTATTAATTTTTCCAACATTTGCTTTAACATACAAAGCGGGTTCTGCATCTGTGCCATATACCTTAAAATCAATATCCTTCTGAGCAGTATTAAATGTTGTAGCCAGATTGGGTCTAGAACTAAGTATATTCTGTGTTGAGTCGCTTACCGTTCCAGGAGCAACACTTTTACCCATTACAAAATAACCACCTTTAGTAATATTTACAACTTCAACATCTGTTAGTTGCGTCCGTCCTAAAGATTGTCCAACAGTAAACTCGCTAATCACACCATCTGCTACAAAAACCGCTCCTATAGTACGATAAGTTCTTACTCCATTAATCAATAGTTCTACTTGATCTCCAACAGAATATTCACTGAAAGGAACAACTGTTTGAAAAATAATACTTCTATTGTAAACAGTAGCTAATCTTGTAGTATATTTAAACCAATTAACATCATTGTCTGTTCTAAAAAATTCATCAACATCATAAATACCCGTAATATATCCGCCAGTAGCAGTAGAAAGAATTTTATTAGCGCTTACAGGTAATTTAGGAGAAGTCGCTGCTATAATCTGATTATCAGAACCGATAGAAAGAACACTATCTGTAGATATATTAGGTATGATAATATTATTTGACGATAATTCTGTTGCAGAAACAGTCGGTAAAGTTAGCGTACTAGCACTACTATTGCCAACACTAATATTGTCTGCATCAATATTTACGGCAGATGATATGATCGTAGTATCGCCATCGGGATTACTAATTTTAATGTCAGATGCAGACTCTAGACTAATACCAGTGTTACTAATTTTTATAGCTTCGTTATTATATATAGCATTAATACCAGAAGTGTTATCTAAAGAAATGTGATTGCTGGAAATACCAAGCCTGGAATAGTCGGAAGAAGATCTAAAAGTTCTGACGTAAGACCCGGCATCGGAAGTGTATACATCAAATCTGCCTTTTCTATTAGCGTCGTCAGACAGTTCGGCCACACCCTTTAATCTAACATAATCAATATCATTAGATATATTATCAGAAGAATTAGAAGCCATATAAATTTCTGCAATAACATCGCCATCAGAAATAGTTGTACCTGTTGGTTTATGGAAAAGTGTAATGTTTGCGGGGTGGCAAACGGATCTATTATCTAATCGTATACCTTCTGAGCAGCTCATATTGACAAGATGCATCAGAGTCTGTGGGCTAGTACCAGAAGGTATGTTAAGACCTAACCTTCCATCATAATCAAAATATAAATTTCTGGTTCCGCTACCATTTACAATAAAACTGCTATTTTGTTTATCTTGGTTTATAACAGTATCATAATTACCAGATGTTGGAAAAACAGAAAAGGCCTGTTCCTCATTGCTAGATCCTAATAAGAGTTTATTATCTGTTGTATCCCAATATAACATAGAGGCGCCAAAAGAACCACCACCAGCATTATATTGAATACTACCGGTATCTCCGATAGAATCAGACAATGCTGAAAAATCTTGTGTAAATATTTCTTTGCTCGGAATACCTGCTGTCTGTGTATTGTTATAGTTTAATATTTTCCAAGAATTTTCAAAAGCAATAGCTCTACAACCATCGTTAACTTGTAAAATTTTAACTAAAGACTTATCAAAGTTTTTCAAGTACACCTTATGGTGGCCAGTCATATGCTGAAATTCTATCAGAAGATTTTCGCTGTCTGAGATTGGTGGTAAAATAATATCAATATCAGAAGATGAAGAATCTAAAACATAAATTGCCGATATAGCATCAGCCTTAAATGAGGCATTTTTCAGTATTATATTTTTTAAGCCAGTATCAAAATTATAAGAATTGGCATAAATATACAGCTCATTTTCTACACCAAAAAATTGACCAGATGTTTTTTTATCTATAACCTTATGTTTTTTAACAATTATTTGTCTATTTGGCAAACTTTCTACAAAACCTATACCAATTTCCCAATGAATACCATTTCTGACCAAATATGGTATATAAACCCCGAAATGTTCTGAACTCAGAGTATTGTAATCCGCCAGTTCGCCAGTGACTAGAAAATGGTCTTTTTTATCGCTAACCTGACAACCTATATTATCAAACACATATATTGGGGATTTGAGCATTTTCATTCCTTGTTTTATCTAGATAACACAATATTATACACCTAGTTGAGCTTATTTATTTGAACTGCTGAGGAATAACTATGGAACCTTCATTAGCCACCCCAAGATCACCAAAGGCTTTTCTAATAGCGTTATTTACTATACTTTCAGCTGCTTCTGTTAAATTATTAGCCCCTGTTAAGTTAACCTGTACATTACCAGTAAATTGTATTTGTTCCGGTAGATTTATACTTGCTAAATTAGATACGATATTATTTACACTTCTGGTAAAAGAACTAATAGCATTAACAAAAGATTCAGAATTTTCTAATATATTAACACCACTCAAGACGCCAGATAATGTTTTGGCTCCTTCAGTTATTGCGGAAGAAATGGCTGTTTTGGCGTCGTTTATAGATTTTTGTTCTATTTTTAGTGGAACAGGTTTCATAACCGCATTGCCGCCAGATACCATGCCAGCATCTTGATAATATTTAGGCTGAACTATGCCTCCTGTTGCAAATCTCTGGATAGCCTGACTAGATGATAGCCCACTACTTCCAGCGTTATTAATAGCCTTTAGCAAGGGTAGGTGCTTTTGTGTGGACTGTCTATTTATAACAAATTCACCAGGAGTGAGCATTGCTGGGACAGTATCTGTGCCTTGAGGTTGGAAATTAACTAACGTTCCGTTAGAAGCATAAATTAATCCACCTCTTGCTTTGGTTTGTACTTCTTGCTCTTTTTGCCTTTGGGCTCTAGCTGCTTTGATTTGCTGTAATTTTTCATTGTCTGGTATAAGTCCTAGAACTCCGTTAGTAAGAAGTAATAAATATTGATTCGCTGTTTTAAGAGCCGCATCTTCAGCAGCTGGCGACTGCGCAGCATTAGTTTCGTCTAAAAGAAAATTGTCTTGCTTAGCTAGGTAGGATCCAACATTTTTAACAGCTTCTGCAGCATTCATAAATCTAGCCTGCATTAAAGTATTAACTAAATTATCTGTAAAAGCCTGCCTTACCCCAGACGGTAAAACATTGTACGGATTCAATACTAATTTACCTACACTCTTCAAATCTTTGGGAGCTTGAGCCTCGCTAGCTTGAGAGCTGGTAAAACTACCAGTAGCTGCGTCTACTTCTGCTAATTCTACCTTGCCACTCTTGAATATATCAGCTATGGACTGTCCGTTTATTTTATAGTTTTGATCAACTGGTTGATTTAATGCTGTGGCATCTCCACCCAAAGACAAAGCACCTTGTTGTGTGAGGAATTGACCATATTTTTGTATAGCCATAGTCATCGAAGCTGCATCTTTCAAGACGGGTGGCGTTTCACCATCGCTCATAGTAGCTGGGAGACCCAGTTTGCTCAAGACCTCTTGTTTTTTATTTTGAGATATCAAGCTGAATATTTCACCCAAAGCTTTTAACTGTCCAAATATAATTGCAGGCATATCTGTAGCACTTCTAGCCCTAGACCCAATATAATCAGCACCTTGGGATACATATTCAGCAAATGCTCCTAGTCCATCAATACTACCTATGTTTGGCAAGCGGCCGCCCATAGCTACAATATTTCTAGCATATGGTATAACAACACCCCTAACAATATCTTGAATAACACCAAGATCTAACCAATCTTGACCTTTTGTTTTAGGATCTATCGTGGCTGATTTTCCGGTAATAGCTTCTCCACCAACTTGACTTAGATATCTTTCTTTGAGTTTAATTAAGCTATCTTGTAATAAAGTGTTTCCTTCTAGTGGTATTTTTTCCTTCGCATTTTTAGCTATAACTGGATCCAGGTTAATTGCTGCAATATCTGGGTTTATGCCTTTTAATTCCATTAGACCTGTGATACCAGGTTCATTCGCAAATATATTGTTTTCTTTATCATAGGCTGCAGCAAGAGCGTCGTAATAGCTTCTAAATTTCTCTTGTGCCGCAGCGAGATCTTTAAAATAAAGGGTTTTTCCGGCGAGGGCGGTACCGTCAAAAGGATTCAGGGTTGTATCATAGTTCATTCCATCAGAGATCATAACTCCTTTTAATGAATCTCCAACTCCGCTGTATTTATTGGCCTGGGTATAAGAAGGCATCTCAAACTCTTGGGCGTTAAATGCTCCAGTGATATTTTTTGATCCTAGACCAGGACCTATATCTGCAAAAACACTAGTCAAATCGAAAGACTGTAATTGTTTTTCTCCTATCTTAAAACCTGCAGGTAATTCTGCAGCTGTCTCTTTTTGTGTTCTGTCTTCTCCAGCAAAATATTTGCTCACAAAATTTGCTGCTAGTTTAGCTCCTGACCATAGATAACTAGTACCTCCAACACGGGCACCGTCACCATAGGCGCCAATAGCATCAGCATCTCTTTTTTGTTGAGCATCAAATTTACCTATTGTCTCGTTCCATTTATCACGAATACCCTCAATAAATAATGCAAGGCTGTCTCCTTTTGTTTTGCTTTTCCACTCTTTATTTAGATTATCAGTCCCGATAGTTGTATAAACACTACCTAAAGAACCACTCTCTAAATTCTTTAGCCGATTACCAAGATTAGTATTGGCTGCTTTAGACGTGCTAATACTGTCAAAAAAACCAGGATCTCCAGCATAACTATCTAATGTAGATTTTATACTCTCTACATCATTTTGAGCAGTGAGTATCTGCTGCGTTAATTTCGCCGGATCTTGATATCCCGTTGTATCGGGACTGGTAATAGTTTGGGGACCAATCCCAACATGTCCAGGAATTCTAACTTTATTTCCAAAAAAGGTAGAATCTCCAGAATTAACTTCTCCAAAAGTATTGACTTTTGTAGTGCCGTTGGTTGGTGTTGGCTGATTGCCTTGTAGTTGAGGTAATACGACTAACCCATCATATTGATCTCTATCATTTAGTCTACCAAACGGACCATACCCTCCAGATTTGGTATAAAAAGGAATCTTACCATTTCCTGGCTGTAAAAATTTTACATTATTAGCAGGTACCAAATCATTGGTTTTTTTAACAAACTGTAAAGAATTTAATTTCTTAGAAATCGCCTGGTATTTATTAATAGCGGCTTCAGCAAGGGATTTCTGACCTTGTATAGAGTAATAAGGCATAGCCAGGTCAGGAGAAGTACCAGGATATCCTTCAGGCCCAACCCTTTGTATTTTATCATCATAATACAGATCTGTAGCGCCTGGTGAGATTTGTGGAACAGTACCATCGGTGTTTATAGGTATACCACCACCAAGATTATCAAATCCTTGTGAGCTAGGTAATGGTTGTTGAGTCTTCCACTTTGGAACTTTATCTCCTCCAGTAAACAATCCAGCCTCTTGTAAGCTAGCTTGTGTAAAAGGAGGATCACCAATTTTCCAGCCAATAAGAGCCGGCGCAGGACTACCCAACAAATTCATTTGTTCATTTTTTAAAACCTTCTCAACATCTTCCTGACTACTACTCTTAGAAACCCGTTTCAAGAAATGTGCGGTATAATCAAAATTGCCACCATAAACAGGCACATAATTCCCTTTAGATCCAAATATCGCACCTTCACTCAATTCGTCAAATATTTTAGGATTAATATAAGGAATCGGGGATCTACTAACATTCTGCCTATCCTGATCATCCTCATTCTCTTTAGCCCAATTGGTCTTGTACCCACCAACTGTTCCACCCTCAGCATAATAACTAACGTCCCCACCCTTGCTTTTATTTATAGACTGTAATAAAGGAAGATGCTTTTGTGTAGAAGCTTTATTGACAACAAACTCTCCGGGTGTAAGCATAGCAGGTACAGTGTCAGTACCTTTAGGTTTAAATATCGTATTAACATTTCCTCCATCAGCTTTGTAAATCAAACCTCCGGTGGCTATACCGACAGCAGGAACTGGCGCAGGTTGATCCGCACCAGGATTGTTGATACCTGAGATCAGATCCGTAATTTGTTTATCGTCAAAACGCACCACACTATTTTTAATAGCTGCTTCTATACCTTTTTGAGTTTGATTAGCGATATCGTTAGCTAAGTTATTATTAATATTGGCCAATTCGACATTTGCTTCTGATTGTTTTTGTATAGCGTCTTGGTATGTCTTTATCGCTTCTGCTTGCACAGGATCAGCTTGAGGATTGCGCATAGTATCCAATATTTGCTGAAACATTGGTGTTACACCAACTCCGCTCTGTTGCAGCATGCTCTGCAGAACATTGGCTTTTAATGGTTCAGCCTGATCGCCAAGCAAAGGAGCAATCATATTGAATAATTCCAAGTCCTGGCCTCTTTGCTCGGATGTTGTTCCAAAATTAGCAACACCAGACATATTTCTACTTAGCCTGAGAGCTGATTGGTTAAGTTCATTAAGTTGTTTAGGAGTACTAGTCACGAGCTTTTCTATGATACCAATACCAGCTCTCTGTTTTTGTTGAGCTTGTTCTATCTGTCCCAATGCGGCTGATGCTAAATCTGTATTTTCTGCCATATCTTTTAAAGCCATTACATTTTCATTAAGACTGACAGAAGTTTGCTTGATTTGTTTTTCAAACTCTTGAACGGTCCCCACATCACCAGCAGCTTGAGCAGCAGCTTTACCTGATTCTAAATTGGTTTTTTGATCAGAAAGATTGGTAATATTGCGTCTAATCTGAGCAGGGTCCGTTGATCCGCCTGTTCGACTGGTAATCTTGCTTTCTATGGCATATCTTTTTTGTGCTAGAGAAGTATTTCTACCTAAAGCTTGAGATAAAGCATTATAGCCATTAATAACTATCTGTTGAGCATTCAATGCTCTGTTGTTAGAATCTATCTGTAAACCAATCAATTCGTTGGTACTAGCAGAAAGTTGCTCAAAAGTACTTTGTAAAAATTTTAATCTATTTTCTACAGATTGACTAGCAGTTTTAAACGACTCTAAAGCTTGGCCAACAGCAGGAACCTTTTCTACGATTTCAGAAAAGTCTATATTATCATCGCCTTCTTTTCTTAAGGTCGCAACCTGTCTACCTATTTCTGCAGACAGTTTCTCTGAAAGACCAGGAGGTAATCCTATATTTTTCAATTGCTGTTTAACAGCAGAACTAACATCGGCACCCGTTTTTTCTTCTGTGGTACCATCAGCAGAATTAGCCACAGCATTATTAACAGCTCCTAATATAGTATCTTCCAGCGTCGCCCCTATTTCTAAAACTTTACTTATAGAATCTGAAGAACTACCGAATCCAGCTGTAGCTTGGCTGAAAGAACTCTGCCTTTCTTGAGCAGAAAAGGCTCTTGGTGTGGAAATCACATCAAGTAATTGCTGTATCCCTGTAGACGAACCAGAGGTTGCTTGTCCCTGCATATTAGCTATGTTTTCTTGCATAGCAGAGTCCAACTGTCCTAAAGTGCTTACAGATCTAGCAATAGCCTCGTCCATATTCGCCATAATTCTACTAAATGAATAGCTTAATTTCTTGGTAGCGTTGTCTAAATCTTTTAAGGCTAATTCAACATTGACTTGCTTGGCTTTTTCTAATGCTACTCTTTGTGACTCTAAAGCTATAATATTATCTTTAAGTGCTTTCTTTTGTCCCTCACCCAATCTTGTATCAGACTCTATAAGGACTATTTGCTTTTCTATAGCCTGATTCTGTCTAGCAAGCGCCTCTGCATTCTGATCAAAAGCAGCAGAATCCATAATGTCGCTTAAAGATTCACCTTCTTTTAATCTTGCAACCAGAACATCTTCGAATTGTTTGGCCGATTGTGCATATACGTTGGAGCTTTCTTTTGCAATTTTTGGCGCAAGCTCCGACATATATTTTAATTCTTTTGTGGTATCTCCAAGCACTGCAAGATATGCCAGTGTGCCCTTTTCTTGTAAAATAATAGATCTGTTTGCTGCTCCTTGTTGTCCTCCTCCAAAATCTCCACCACCTCCCATCACGCCTTCTGTAAGGGTCTGTAATATGCTAGCTCTTTGAGTCTGTACTCCCATGTTCTTAGCTGCTTCTTGAGCGGCGGCTGCAGATGCTGCTAATGCTTTGTCGAGATTGTCAAGTTCATCAGACAATGGGTCTCCGCTTTTTGCTAGTTTCTCTAGGGTGTTTTTTACAGTTTCTGAACCTTCTTCTATTTTATCTTTAGCAGATTCTATTTTAAATTTTCTAGAAGCTTCTGAGGCATCAACGAAAGCTTTTCCTACAGCTAGAGCAGCTGATACAGCAGTTGTCACACCAGCGCCAAATCTTAATAATCTACCCTTAGTTCCTTTAACATTTTTTGTAAGATCTCGCAGCTCGCTACCAACAAGAGTTACGACCCCAAGATTAGTAGCAAGGCCATTGGTAAAAGATTGATTGGCTGCTTCAGAGGCGGTAGTTGCTTCTCTATTGCCATTAATCGCCGTAGATAATAACGGTAAACCGACAGCAACACTAGTAGCTAAACTAGATAATCTATCTAACGAAGATTGGGTTTTTGTTACATCTATATCCGGTGATTGTGCTGGAACCATGGTGGTCCCTCCAGCTCTGCCAGAACGAGTAGCTGATGGCGAACCACGCATAGCTGCGCTCACAGCGGGACTCCATGCTGTAGCTGCACCGCTGTCAACAGCTTCTCTAGAGGCCGCAGCTCTTTCGGCAGCGGTAGCTCCACCTCCAACAGATGCGCCTTCTGGAACAAAGCCCCCAGCAACACCTCTTGCAAAGCTGGCGTTACTAGTTTTTACCTGACTTTGAACAGCAGCTGCAAGAGCAGCATCAGCGGCTGATGAGTCCGGAGGTTTTGCTCTAGAAAATCTACTTGCTAATCCAGTCAACGCCCCCGTTGCTCCGCTTATAGCTCCAGTAAGACTAGTCCAGCTGGATGATAATTTTTGTGTTATAGTTAAGCGTTTCTTTGCAGCTGCAGTTTCTTGCTCTATGCCCTTTATTAGTTTCTTTATGTATTTTTGTTCCTCTGCGTATCCTAAGCCGCTATCCCTTATACTCTTTATTCGTGCGGCTATCTCTGTGTTAATTCTGGTCTGGGCTGCTGCACCTCTTTTGTGGGCTGCATGGTTTCTTTGTAATTCAGCAGATAGGTCGCCAGAAAATACAGTTACCTGACGTATAGAAGCATCAGCATTGGCTATATTGTCAGCCTTTAATTGACCACTAAATCTTTCTAATGCTCCTATAAAAAATTCAGAAGCCCTTGTGATTTTACCACTAATACCGTCCAAGCCTAATGAACCAACCCTATCGTTTGATTTTGGCTTGCCTCCCCCTGCCATTTTTTGTACTCTGCCACCACTATGGTATTTATTAAGTTTTTCTAAATTACCATAACCTATAGACCTAGCAGAATTTCTGTTGATGACATATTCGCCTTCTTGAGCAAGAATGGGTACCTCTCCTCCATAGGCCATGCTTGCCTGCTTTCTCTGTCTATATGACCATCCTTTACCACTTTTTTCAAAGCCTAGTTTTGAAATCGCACTAGCGCTATTTTTAACTGACAGTCTTTGCGCTAATGCAGAGCCGGAATGTACTCCTGTTTTTAGATCTGCTGGTATGTCTCTTGTTGGTCCTTCCACCCCTTGTTGCTTCGTAGAGTCTGTTCTTTCATTCATTCTTTGTTGAATGGCAGCTTGCACCTTGGAAAAATCTTCGATTGCTAATTGGTTAGAAATTTTCTTTTTAAACTCTGAGGGTTGTGTAGAATTTATACCTTTCTTAGCATCTACATACTTAATCTTTTCATCTATGGCGAAAAGGCCAGTATCGCCACGCTTCACTAATCTACCCAAACCATTAGTAAAGTCAAATGGTCTTTTATCTTCGCTTGCTGCAGAAGCTATGGGCTCGCCAGCTAACCCCTGTATCATTTGTTCGAACATAGAACCAACTTGACCGCCAGGAATACTAAAGTCTTCTGCAAATTCTACATTGGACACTGAAACATTAGCACTGCGTCCCCATGCTTTAGCAGAATTTTCTATCGCTTCTTTAGTATATTTTTGAATAGCGCTATTGAAAGCCTCATTTTGTCCCTCTCCAACACCAGCGACTTCTGTATTGTATGTTTTAGTTTTTGATCCACCAAGAACAGTCCTTGAAATAATACCTTCTATATCTTTTAATGGTAGTTTACTAGCGGAACCAATCTGAATTTTGTTGCCTGTTGGTGCTGCATATAACTTGGCAATGCTACCAGAAGCAAGTGGGGAAACTTGGGGATTGGCAAACGCGACGTCCTTAGCAGAAATTGGTACTTTCCCTAATTTATTATCCAAAATCTCTGATATAACCATACCAGCTTTAACTTCTCCACCAATGTCAAACTTTTGTACAAATTGAACATTACCAAACTTTTTATATAAGTTACTATCAATTTGAGTTGGGGCTTTCATAGTGCCCTTAAGCTGACCTATAGATCTAGTATCAGGCAAGCCAGACGACTCAGCATCAACAATTCTTTGTTGTCTTTGACTCATAACCTGTTCTGAAGAAGGCTGTAAAGCAATTACCTGAGCAGCCCCAGACATTAAAGATTGAGCTTCTGTGCTAAAATCTCCGGTTTTGGTAGCACCAGCACCACTTAATACAGCAAATCTAGCATATTTCTCTATATCAGCAGCAGAACGTATAAAATTTTTACCAAATTTCCTAGTAGCAAAAGTTGTTTTTCCAGAACCAGCAGGACCACTTATTACGCTATACGGCTTGCCAGAACTTCTAATAGCGTTAAGAATCTGTTTACTACCAGCACCAATCATGTCACTATCAAAAACACCAACACCCCCGACCTGCTTGCCTTGTTGTGTTTTTTTTGTCTGACCTCCGTCTGCAAACTTTTGCCTACCGCTAGCAATATCACTAATAGTTTTATCGCCTAGAGCGTTGGTAGCATCAGTCCTAATAACATAACTCTTTGCTGGAATTTGAGTATAAAAACTATCGGCTCTACCAGTTCCAGGAACTTTTGCCAAGCCTCCTTTTGCCATTTTGTCTGCTTTATTCATCCTGTTTAAGGTGCCAACGCCTATTTTCTTAACAACTTCAGGAGAAACAACAGTTTCACCAGGCATTAGCGCAACGTCAACTAGGCCTCCTGCTGCATACTTAGTAACAAGTCCTCCACTAGCTTTACCTTTTAATTCTTTACCAAAACCTTTGGCAAAACCGAATCCTGCTCTTAAGCCTTTGCCGGCCAAAAGAACACCAAGCACAGGAAGTACGCCTTTCACACTATCAGCTATTTGTATCAATGCGCTTGCAAGATCTAATGCACTCTTGGTAATAGCTTTAAAGCTATCAGTACCTCCTATCTCTCTAATGAGACCAAGAAACTCTTCCCTAACCTTGGATATTTGATTAGACAATGATAGTTGAGCAGTGGCCGCGTCCTCTGCTAACGAACCCTGACCGGCTTGAGCAACAGCAAGTGCTTTTTGTGCGGTTGCAAATTGTTGTATTAAAGGAATAACCTTACCAATCTGTCTGAAACCGCCAAGCTCTTCAACAAGTGTAGAAAATTTAACATCTCTGGGATCTAATTGATTTAACCCCTGGGAAAGTAATTGAATTGCTTTATAGGCTCCAACAAATTTACCATCTACATCTGTTAATGTGATACCAAACTCTTTAAGAGCTTCAATGGTAGAACCTCTTTGGATTCTGGTAAAAATAGTTCTCAAACCAGTAGCAATAGTTTCTGCGCTTTCACGAGTAGTAGCTCTGACGCTAGTAAAAACAGCAACAAATTCATTTAAAGCGTCTGTGCCTTCACTGACTCCACGACTAGCAGCGGCAAATACACCACCAGTACGCTGAATCGCAGCAATAATATCACCTGCTTCAACAGCAAAACTAGCAGCTACGGCGTTGACGGAACCTAAGGCTTTTTCTAGATCGCCAGCAGAAATGCCAAACTGTCTCATTAACGCAATACTACCTTCGACAGTTCTGTTTAAGTCATCAAATGACGGAGCTAATGCACTAAGAGCCAAAGCCTTTAATGCCTTCTCTGTTTCTCTTGCAGACAAACCCGCTTGTGCTAATGTAGTAGAAACAGAGATTAAATCGCTTGAAGCAACGCCAAGGCTTGTGGACAGATTAGTTATCTCGCTACTGATAGCTTTTAAACCATCAGCTGTTTTACCAGTTACCTGTTGTAGTCTTACTAATTGTCTATCGAACTCTATGAATTGTTTAAACGCTTGATTAATAGCATTAGTCAATGAAAAGACAGCGCTAGTTACCAAACTAAAAGCTGCAAATCTTTTGACAGCTAAAGCTGACTGTTTTCCGAAATCTTCCATCAGGGTAGTTGCTTTGGCCACTTGAGCGCCCGCCGCTTGTGCTTGTTTGCCGGTATTAGAAATATTTTGACTTACATTGGCGGTGCTAGAGGCAGCTTTAGTAGCTGCGGTGCTCATAGTATTAAATTGAGCAGCGATGCCTGATATGTTGGTGGAAACACTTTTGGAGGTTGCTTGTACTGATTTAAGAGTTTTGTTTAAACCAATAAGATTTCTGTTTATACTAGCTATATTTTTAGCACTATTAGGGTCTATAGTCAGGTTAACCGATGCCTTAACACCCTTAAGTTGTTTATTAATATTAGACACAACCTGTCTAACATTAGAAGGTCCCCTAAGATTTAGCTCAGCAGTTAGATTAAAGCCTTTGGCCATATAAGATTTTCCTGTATATAAAAATTATCCCCAAGCCAAAAAATATTTTAGCTGGGGATAACTATCATTGAAATTACAAAAAATTAGACTTAGACTATTTTTTTCTAGTTCTTGATTTACTAGTTTTTTCTTCGGGCTCCTTGTCTTCTGAAGTTTCTGTATTCTCAGACTCCGAATCATCATTAGTTGATTCTGAATCTTCATCAGTTGATTCTGAATCTTCATCATCAAGAATAATAGGGTTACCATCGTCGTCCAAAAATGGCTGACTGTCAACAATATAGTCTCCGTCTTCATTGATAAGTTTTCCGTATTTGTCAACATATTTACCTTCTTCATTAATAAATCTTCCGTTTGCATCAACCAATCGCCCTTCTTGATCAATTAATCTTCCTTGCTTATCAATAAATCTCAGATCTTTGTCAATAAATTTGTATTTCTTTAAAAACTTATTTTCTGGCAAATTGCTTTCATAGTTGCTATCCAAACCGTACATCATATTGGCCAAAATTTGAGCGCCATTTAGAGCAACTGGCTCCGTGGATCTCTGCAAATAGTCGGCTAAATTATCGAAATATTTTTGTTTACTATCATTATACACCACACAAACACTAACTAAATAATTAAATCTAGCATTATCAGCTTGTCCTTCAGCAGTGTGTGTGTCTAAATTGGTTCTAACGCTAATAAGCTCCCTTATCTTTTCTCTTTTTTCTTTGATTTTAATAGCTAAATCTTTAGCTTCGTTTAGGCTGAAACCACCAGCAGCAATACGCTGTTCGCCATCTAATATCTCTTTTTGTAAAGTGTTAAATTCTGCTTCCTTCTGATCGTTCCACAAACCTTGCTCTTTTAAGAGATCATCTAATTTTGCTCTCACAATACTATCTGATTTAATAGCATCTGTAAAAGCTTGATTATATGCTTTCTGGGCTCCTCTCTGATCATCCAGAGTTGGACTCCTAACTAAGAAGGTAACTTCTTTATCATCAATAGTTGCAGTAAATGTTTTCTTATTCATAATGTATCTATCTCCTATTTGTCCTTTGATTCTGAATTAAAATAATATGTATTCTTTACTTTTGTCTGGTTATTATTAGCATTTATGTATTCTTTGAGTTCATTTATGGCTAGTCTTGATTGCTTATTACCATTATTTAATATGTCATTTCTGGTATATTCCCAAATCTCTTGAAATTTTTCAATGTTGGTATTATCTTGGGTCCATAAATACCCAAAAGCTTTTTCAAATTTAGCCAAAGAGCCTATCATTGTAGTTTGAAATTTTTTGTATATAGAATCTAATAAATCTTTATCTCTGTTATTCATTTTATTTCCTCTTGTTCTGTTTTTTTTGCAAATCATTCATTTGAGATTGTATTTTATGTTTTTCGGATGGTAGCTCATATGATTTTAATTTTTGATCAGAATTCTTAATCGCTTGATTATCTTGAGCTATTAAAACCTTAGCTGTAGCATCGTTTAAGTTATTTATCTCTTGTATATCCTTTTGGCTTTCTGCAGGAAAGTAAACATTTTGGGCATTTTTTAATTTTGGATTTATAGACTGAAATTGCTTTTCTTTCTTCTCCTTCTTTCTGTTCTCTTTCTGTAACAGCATCCATCCGTCTAAAGCATCATCATCTTCTATAACATCGTCATCTGGACATTCTGGGTGGTCGTATACACTATCATACATTCGAGACACATTAACAAGTATTCTTTGATCATCAGACCAATTAATAACACTGTCTGGAAATATATTATTTTTGTCAGCATTCCAATACGATCTCCATAACTGAGATCTAGCCAATAATTTCAGCTTATCTATATCAATATTATATTCATTTATCTGCCTTAATAAAGCATTAAAAAAAACATAGTCTATATTATCAGATGTAAAAACTTTTTTACCTTTATGTCTCAAAGTATTTTTGATAATGTATTGATTCTTTAGATTAAGAGCATGAAATTCCAGAGTATGACTAGCAAAATCATTTTTAATATCTAATATAGACGATAATTGTTTCTTAAGCCTAGATAATTGTTTTTTATTGTTTTTCTTTTGCTCGGGTATGCGATAATTCTTAAATAAATCTATCTTTACTTTGTCAATACCCTGCTCAATATTCTTAATTTGGTCTTTGGTGTTTGGCATCCATAATCCTAATACTATAAGATAATTTTCCACATCATTGAATCTTAGCCAGTCTTCATATTTTTCATCATTAATAATATGATCGTATATAATTTCTGCTTTATACTTAATTCTGCTATTTGGTTGATATAGTGTATAATCTTTGTCATTATAAGAAAAAATAAGAGACCTGTTAATAATCCTTTGAAGTAAAAACTCCAAATCTGAATCATTCATCTTCCTTCTTTGCGCTAGAATTCCTTAATAATAAAAGCTGCTGATCTTTTTCCTGAATTTGTTTTTGTAGATCTTCTATATAATTTTTCATCTGGTAAAAATCTACATACATTTTACCTATAATAGAAAAAATTTCGTCATTCATAACTTCCTTATCCTTTAAATAGTCCTTGTATCTTATTACAAATTACATCAACACTTTTTAAGTAAGAGTTGCAAATGTGCCAGAAACAGTAATACTGAAACTGTTATAGTTTCTGTAACTAGTAGTTACGGTAACATTTCCACCACCAGCATCTCCACCACTATAGTTGACACTAGTAATTACATTATTGCTACCTAAATTAATAGTCATCGTATTGCTACTACCGCTACTACCGCTACTAGCGCCATTACAAATACTCACAGATAAAGACTCGCCAGTGCTGCTACCATAACTACTACAACCAGGCTCGCTGGCACTAGCATCTCCTGCACCAGCACCCAATGCTAAGCTTTCCCACTCTGAAGTAACTTCAACAGGGAAATTTAAAAGCCTGACTGTAGGAGCAAAAGTTCCTAATTGATATAATGGTTCTCTAGAAAGATCCACACTAATAGTTACTTGCTGCATACCACTTGCAGCACCAACCATCTGTCTTCTACCAACAAAACCTCCAGCGCCAGGAAATGCGGCAGTACCTGTGGTCGTGCTGTGATTTTGTCCAATTAGAGTAACATCTTCGGTTAAATTGCCTTCTACAGGCAGGGTATATGACACATTGCTAAGGTACATACCATTCATTTGAACAGCATTCACAGCTGTTCTGGTGTTCAGATCCAGATTATTAGCAGTATCATCAAAAGCAGTCACTGTTACATCGCATGTGCGTTCAGCTAATGTATTTAATGGTAATCCGCTACCTAGACCAAGGCTACCACTACTACCACCACTACTACCACTACTACCACTACTACTAGCAGTACATAGTAAGTACAAAGGAGCAGTACCATTAATTAATTTGGAGATAGTAACCTCTACATCTGCCAAGTCCTGTACATCTTCATATACGCTCAATCTTCCTAGCTGAAAAACCGGTTCGAGATTATATGTGGTGCTAATTCCTAAACTTTGTACGCCAGTGATGACGCTTCCATTAATAGATACGGCTTGTGCAGCGTAATAAAGTCTATTGGCCATGGTTTATCTCCATATGGTTGTAATTTGTACGGTTAAAATGATATACACCAAACTATGGAAAAATTTCTATCTTCCATCTAATAATGGATCCAAAAAGAGCTGAACTAAAAGTATTAAACTCAACAGTGTTAGTATCAGATATATTACACCATAAAGAGGGGTAATTACTCACCAGTTGCTCGTATGTATACCCGCTTGTATTTAATGAGCCATTATAATTCAAGGTATATTTTTGATTCGATACGGCCAATTTGCTATTAAAGAGCCTGATACCCTTTTCTTTTTGATATAGCAATATTTCCGATATGGTATTTCGTTGATTAATATTTTCAGTAAATATGTGTAAAAATACGTCCTGATATATAATATTGTCAACATTACCAAGACTATGTGGTTTAAGTTCTGTATTAGGCGCAATTTCTATCATGATCGCAGGCATTTGCATTCTGTGTGAAGCATCCATATCGTAATCACCCTGATTGTTTAGATGATTAGCTAATAAATATGTTTGTTTTTGTAGCTCCTTCCACCAAACACAATCGCTACTTTTGTAAGTCTGTATATATCGATAGCTATAATTAAGTTTAACATCAGATGTCGCAGCGATGGCGTTGTCAAAAATAATGGCCCCTAACGGATAATTAATTGTGTAGGTTGTACTTCCAGAACCCGTCGGGCCTGCAAAAAAAGCAGAATTAACATATACGCCAGATACAGGAGTAGGAGAAGAACTGTTCACAGATACTCCAGTTTCATAAACCCAATCTTTTCTAGCAGATTGCCAAATTTTGGGATTAGATTCTGAGGGTTTTAATTTATTGAAATAATTACCAGCTAGATCTGTCGTAACACCATCAACATTGATAAAACCACCAATATTTAAAAAAGACCAATCCAAAAAAGCCTTGATATTCTCTTCTAGAGAAGCTATGCTATATCTTTGCGAAACCGATGAAACGTTATGAAAACCTATCATATGTATCTCTCAATATTATTTTTGACTATATTCATTATATCGTTATCATTTATACTTTTAGCTGCTCTAGTAGTCCAGTTATCGTTTTGTTTACCAGCAAAGCTGGGTGACACAGACCAACTGGAGTCGGATTTGACCATAATTGCATTACCTGTTCGTGAATGGATATTTGGTCCATATTGAACTTGATATTGTTTGATAATAGGAGATGTTCCATGATATAGTAACCACTGTAACCAAGGTAATACATTTCCGCTATCTACTACAGAAGCGATATCAGTATATATTAAACCGTTCATATCATCTGTTTTCATAAAGCCTATAAAAAAACCACCAGTAATACCACCAGATCCAGCCGTAATGTTTTTTGTTGTAATAGTTGCATTACTAGCCAGAAACTCTACTATTTTATTGACGCTTCCGCTATCAGCAATGCCAAAATCGTATTTTAATGTACCAGACATTAATGATCCATATTCTGGTTGTTTTTTCAAAGCATCTGTAATTAATGGTCTAAAATCTGATTCTATGGCTGGTAGAGCTTTTTTTATGACGTTATTAATTTCTTTAGTTAAAGACTGTGTAATCTTTTTTGAAACGTCGCTAGGTTTGTCTAAAAGTTTTAAGCTAAAATTCATTTTCTTTTCCACATAGTAGTAATGTAGTCGTTTGAACCCAAACCTACCGGTGTGGGATCTCCAGACCTTTCATATCTATATAAACCATATTTTTCTAAACTAGTATCGAAAATAATTTCTGTAGCATTTCTTAATTTTGGTAATAGCTCTATTTTTGATAAAGTTTGCACATCTCCATCGGCAATTTTAACATTCGAAGAAGAAAGATTGATCCAATACTTGCTATTAAACACAGCTATAATATCTATAATTTCAGAAGACTGAGAACTTAAAAATCCATGACCAATACACACCGGACATATGGCTCCGTCAGGAAATGGAGAAGGTCCAGAACCATTATATATTGAGCTAGAGAAATGAGATATAGGATCTCTAACACAATTATTACAGGTAGCTTCCTTGCCTCCATCGTATAGCAGTCTGCTTTTGACACTAAAACCCTGATCGCTCAATAAGTAATCTATAGCTGAATTAAATATACTCTTAAATTCTGGACCTAGTATATTATTAAAATTTATCATTGAATTACTATTTTAGGGCTTTTAAGATTATTATCGTTTTCTAAAACAACTCCGTATTGTCCAGCTGTAGCAACATTAGCGACCACAAAAGTTTTTTTTATGGTATTAGGCGAAATATTGTCAGATATTCGCATGTCTAATATAGTAGCACTAATTTGATTTGATGATATTGTTGTATTAATAATTTTCATATGATTTTAAGCATTATAAGTGACTATAACTTTCCAGGAATCTATAGCACCAGAAGCAATAGGGTCGGTATCCTGTATAGACAAAACCCAATCTCCAGATGGTACATGATTAGTAAAATGGTCTAAAGACGCTAGGTAGTCAGGGTTAGATTTGTCGTAAATTCTGCAGTACCCGCCATTTTTGACATTATGTAAATATGTAGTAGGAGGTGCTTTGTTGGAGAATATATAATTAAAATTATCCTGATAGTTAGGTATTTTATGGTTAGAAGATAAAAGCACTCCCGATCCAGACGGCGGAATTAATGCAAATATCAAATCTTGAGGATTGCTGTGAGAAAGACCTCCAATAGCTATATCAATACTTTCAACGGTTCTAATAGTTTCGTCAATAGCGATAGTGCCGCTAGTAGTAGCTTCATCCAAAATATCAATACCAGAACCTGTATAAACGACAGAGTACAAATCTAGAGCAATACAGCTATCTATACATAAATTACTTTGGGTACTACTAGTATCAGTATCTTGATCTATAATACCCCCTGTTTGATTATTGTCTGTTGTACCTGTACCTGTGATGAGCTCAGCAAAGTTAGCATCTGTAGTATCTGAATTCGTAAAATTAGCATTGCTAAAAACACAATTATCAAATACTGCTGATGAAAAATTTACATTAGTAAATGAGCTACCTGTAAATGACGAATCAACAAAACTAGAATTGGTATAATCTTTTCTTGTTTGTAGTACCCCGCCAATAGTACCACATGCTCCTCTATAAGTAGTAGAGGCTGGACAGCTTGTAAGAAAACTAGAAACCCTGTTTATAAGAAAGATGGTACCTGTGGCTATTCGGGTGTTAGAAACAAAATTATTATTTTGAGCATATTCTATAACATCCAAGTCATATTGCGCTGTAGTAAAATCGAACTCATTGGTTTCTGAACCTAACAGCTTAAATACTATTTGACCGTCAGCATTACCAGATAATGACCAGCCATCAACGTTTAAACTAGCATTAGCCTCAGAAGAAAAAGTAAAACAAGACCCATCACCACCGGACGTCACTAATTGCATAACAATACATTTATCTACCAAATTTATAGGATTTCCATTGGTATCATTATACTGAAATGTAATTTGAAAATCCGTACCTTTTTCTATACTGTAATTAAGGGTCGCAGCTGGCATTAATATTCTCCTTAGCTATATATATCTCTACGAAAATCGCCAGGATATGATAGTGAAGTAGGATCAAAATTATTACCAACAAACGGACTAAGTACTGCTCTAATGGCTTGAGCACCACCAAACTCATAATCCATTCTTAATTTATTGTATAATGCGCATGGACCTTGATTTATAATCGTTTCATATCCCTTGAGCGCTCCAGCTACTTGCAGCGATGCCCCAGCCAAAGAAGCTCTAATACCCTCAGTTGCTGCTTTAGTTCTTAGTGAACTGTGATCTAAAATACACGCTGCTTTTAACGCTGTAAGTCCGATAAAATCTAAATCTTTATTTGGCAATAATGTGGGGTCTGGTGTAATTTCCATATCTATCAAATTGATTGCATATTGGTTCTTCAGATTAACCTCCAAAGCAACATATTGACCAGCAACCAGTATAAGCTGCTGCACCCTTTCGTCACTATATGTTGGAGAATCAGACAGATCATTAATCCATGATCTTACTATAATTGGTATTTCTAGTTGCCACGACATAATTATTAGCCTTTTGTGTTGGTAAGCTATAACCTTAAATACACTAATTATCAAGATGAATTTGATTTATGTATTTGTTTTTGGCGATTTTGATATATTTTGCCAGTATATTGCCCTGTTTTTTTGTCCATATTATATTTAATTGATTTGGAGTGATGTGTGAAACCCTTCCATAAATATTTGGCTGCCTTACGCAGTAAATATCATCATTATACATATGGCGAAAAGACAGAAATTTTGAATTTATATCTAGATTTTTAGGAGCCTTAATCTTAAGGTTATTAGTAATAGAGCAACCTATACCTTTTTCACATCCTATGTACCCTAGTATTCTCTCTATGGCGTGGCTATAATTACCATCATGTTTTTCATTTACCTTACCTGATTCTTTATGTAAGAATTTTTCTAGATTATATTTATTGGGAATAATATACTTTTGATATAATTTAACATCTCCCATAAACATATTACCACCAACAAAAATTCTGACATCTGGATTAAAATTTATAAACTTTGCAACCTCTGCAATTTTGTCTTTATGTAAACCTTCGGTATTTTTATACATCAAAGGACAGCAACCCAGGCATCCATAGTTATATTTCTTCATTATATTTGCATTACGTTTTACATTATCTAAATCACCAATTAAAGAATCTATTAACATAGCTCGCCAATTACAAATCCGATGAATACCCCATTTGCTTTTTTTGCTATGTAACTTAATAAAGTAATCATATTCTTGATCACTAAGTAAAGATATCTGATCTATAAAAGAATAAATATCAGCTCCAACATTAGGATAAAATTGAATAGATTTTACATTTTGTAGTGTGTGCAGATAAAAAATGGTTTTGCTATTATTGTTCTTGTCGCAGAGCCCAACGTATATATCAAAAATATCAGTAGTATTATCTAATACTGATATAAATTCTTTAGTTAGATCATTGTGATATATCCAAATTAAAACTGCTATTTTTTTCATTTATTGTTTTTCGATATTTGAACACTAACTAAATTCTGATATTGCCACTCTTTTCCACGTATCTGTAGCAGTACACACATACAAGTAATCACTATCCCAACTAATATCTCCTTGAGTTCCAGTATCAGTATTACTAGAGGGAACAGTTGGATTTGATAATCTTAATCCGCTTGCTGCAACGATATTGTCTATTTCTAATTGTGATGGCATGATTACGGTATTGTCTCCGCATCTATATTTAATGTATTTGCTTCTGTATATCCACTAATATCTCCTCCAACTTCTAGTAAATCAAGTTTACATACCCAATTCACATTTTTACTAGCTGCACCCTTACCCTGTATGAGTAAATAGTCACTAGCTCCAGCTCCGCCACCAGAAAGTATTGCCTGAACATCCCAGGAGCTATCACTTTCATAAAAAATAGTCTTAACGGGAGTACCTAATATCGATGCCTCATAACCGTCATTAACAAGAACGCCCTCAAGCTTATATGCTGCGTTATCTTGTCCGTTTGTTCTACGAGCTACAATATTTGCTGTAAACATCATGGTTCTGTTAGATGCTAATATAACGTTTGATCCATTGTTTTGAATAGTGGTGAAAGTGTCATCTGTTGTAGACGTTCTTAATACATAAGAACTATTTTGAGCATCTCCATTATCAGTGAAATTACCATGAGACAGAGTTGTTTGTCCATCATTATAAAGCCAGCCACTAGTGCCTACCATGACTCCTGTAGGACTAGCATAAAAACCGCTGTCTGTAAGTCCAATATCTCCATTTACTTCTAACTTATAGGATGGCGAAGCCGTCCCTATACCAACTCTATCTGTACTAGCGTCTGCAAATAACAGGTTTGCATCGCCCGTACCTGCTACACTAAAATCACAATCATCTCTCACATAATTAAATTTAACATTGCCATTACCATCTATTATTAGTCTAGAGTCACCAAACCCATTGCCCTGTGCAATATAAAAATAACCGCCTGATGGCATAAACATTCTTATTCCATCCCCAACCGAACTTTCGATACCAACATTAGACGAGGAGCTACTATCTAAATAAATTGTACCATTCATATAGCAATCGTCATCAACACCCAAGTCTCCGTATACAAAAAGCTTTCTTGGTGATGTATAAGCATACCCTATAGCAACCCCTGATCCGTAATCAAAGATAGTGCTATTACCTATACTGTTAGATGTTGTCCACTTAGTAACATAAGACCCAAAAGCACTAGTAGTACCAACACCAGTAGGCACAGGTATTCCACTTACTTCTAATGAAGTGGTAAAATTTCCAGTAGCAGCAGTTATGCTATCAGTAGTTATACTAGCAGCAGTTATACTATCAGCAGTTATGCTGCCGGATGTGCTGATATCATTATTTCCGAAATTCGCTGACATAATTTACCTACTCAGTAATTGTGACTGTTCCATCTTCATTCATGGTTGCTAGACCAATTTGTGTCATCTTATCTGCTATGGCGCTCATATCATATTTATATATCAGTTCGCCAAGATCATAATGTAGTTGAAATATTTCAGCAGCATTTGTACCAAGAGCGTCTGCTATTTCTTGAGGAGTAGCTCTAGGATTTCTCCAAAAAATATCTACTCCGTGCCTATAAGACTTAACCATCCTATCAAAAGTCGAATTTGTTATTTCTAATAAATTATTCTTAGCTTCGTTGGCCCAATCAGGTTGTTGATTATTTGTATTTATAATTGGCATAATTTAAACCCCTAAAAACATGAGACGACACCATCTAGCGAACACACCCACCTGATGGTTTTTCCCGATATTCCGTTAATTTTAATGTTCATGCGATCAAAAGTGCCATTTGGAACAACACTAACAGACGCTGAACTCATAGACGCATCTGCAAAATTTTCAGTAATTAAGGAACCAACCACTTGCGGAGTGCCTGTACTGTTTTTAATACACCCTCTGATTATCCAGCCAGCTGCTGTATCGTCTGTATCATTATTGGCTGCTATGTGTAATGTAAAAGTTAATACCGTACCCAAACCAACATAAAACGCAGAACTATAGTTTGATCCAGATTTATCAGTACTTAAATAACGGTCACTAGCATCAGTACTCTGACCTTGTATTACATGAAAAACTCTTTGGGCGTCTCCTTTGTTGGTAAAGTAATTAGTGGCAAAAACCATACTGTTAGGCGCATAATTTTTTGCTCCTTCTCCAATAAGTAGTCCTGGTGAACCAGCTTGTTGATTAGTAACAGATGGGTCAAGTTGAACGCTAAGATCTTTTACCGACGAATACCAGTATCCTCCATCCAAGGTCTGCCATCCACCATTTTCTTGAGCAACGATGGTCGGACAGGAAAATGTTCCATTAACGTCTAATGTATTTTCAGGAGCTAGCTCAGAATAAACACTACCATCATGCATATTGATACCAACTCTGTGGTTGGTAGAATCAGTAACAATATCGTATAATTTATATGAGCTAACATATGTAGGAGGAGCACCCTGTTGAATTCTAACCTCTCCAACAGATAAATATCCGGGATTTTCTAGGTCAGAAGGTTGATAGCCGCCAATTTTTAATTCACCGCTAGCTACAATATCGTTGTTGATGTTTATTCCTCCAACGCCAGTAACACTATAGGTGTCAAGATCAAGATTTCCACCAAGCTGAGGAGATGTATCCTCTACCACATTAGCTAGCAGACTAGTTCCCCAAACTCTACTATCAATCTCATCTGTGCGCAGTTTGCCACCACTATCTAAAACTACAACACTATCATCTTCTCCGGTACCAATGTTAGGGGCTGTAATAGTTCCTGTTATATCTAAAGAATTAGGGGTATCGTTGGTTCTACCAGGGCCTAGAACCAATATTCTGCCTTGACTAGAATCGCTTCTTAAAACTCTGCCAATGTTTTGAACCAGATCTGTGGCACCAGAAGGTCTGCTGTTGGTTAAACCGCCACCACTAGCCACATAAACGGTTTGTCCTACTGTAAAACTAGAAGTATCAAAACCTTTAGACAAACCAAAACAATGAACATGTCCCTCACTGTCACTAGTAAGAGCAGTTTCTATTATTCCGATAGCGGGCATTTTAGAAGGGTCTGCAGCATCAGCAGGAGCGACAGAGGCTTTACCATTAGTTCCGTAGTAGCCACTTACATAAACCGGAGTGCCAGCAGCTATATCGGAACCTGTTTGATTCTTACATTCTACTACTATAGGACCATCTAAATCTCCATAAAAATTTTCAGCGGTAATATCACCATCAATATTTATATTACCAACACCAGTAACGCTATACGTATTAATATCTAGATTAGCACCTAACTGAGGACTAGTATCGTCAATTAGATCGTTCAATCCTCCCCCACCAGCTCCTCCTATAGAACTCCCATTAAATTTGAGTGTACCGTTATCATTATATAGTTTATTTGTGGTGTCAGCAGGCACATTAGAAGCTAAAGCGATATATCTGGTGTCTAAGCCAGTAGCATATATAGTGTTGAAGCTATTACCAGGCTCTCCTATATTATGGGATCCCTGTATAGGAATAATATCTCCGTCTTCTGATATTTTAATTCTAGGAACAGCAGCATTAGAATCATCTGCAGACGTAATAAAAACAAGAGAAGCAGGATTAGAAGAGGAGCCAAAAGACCCCTCTCCCATTCCATAAATTCCAGCCCCTATAAGTTGCGATGCACCGCCATCCGCTTCTGCGGAGGCGGCGAATTGCAATCTTCCCAGTATATCACCAGACGACACTACCGTATCGTTGGTCTGAAGTGTAATACTATACATCCTGGACCTTATTAAAAAAAATAATTACTAGATAACAAACCAATTCGTACCATCAGATACAAAAGTCATTGCTTCATACTGATAGTAAAGAGCAACACTAGTCGCACCATCAATAGTTTCGCTACCATTCTGACCAATCGTTACTGCACCAGCAGCACTATCAGTCTTTTTAACAATAACCATTTTACCAGCAACAGGAGCTGGAAGATCAACTGTGAAACCTCCAGCACCACCGGCTATAAGATTAATGTCGGCAGTTACAGGATCTCCAGATGAGTAATCTGAAGTAGTAGCCACGGTTCTGCTAATCTTAACCTCAGTTACTGAGCTATCGGCAAGGTGAGCGTTGTCGATAGAACCATCAACGTAATGCTCGCTGTCGATACTGTCGTCAGCAATCTTATCGCCGTTCACAGAATCAGCAGCAAGATGAGCGTTGTCGATAGAACCATCAACGTAATGCTCGCTGTCGATACTGTCGTCAGCGATTTTATCGCCATTAACAGAGTCAGCAGCAAGATGAACGTTGTCGATAGAGCCATCAACGTAGTGCTCACTGTCGATACTATCATCAGCAATTTTATCACCATTTACAGCATCAGCAGCAAGCTTATCTGTAGTAATACCAAGATCCTTCACTCTCACAGCACCAGTACCGTCACTAGCACTTAATTCAATAGTACTATTATCAACAGTAACTTCTACCTCATCAGCATTAACAGTAATACCATCTCCACCAACCACATTAACGGTACTGCTACTAGAAGTTAAACCATCACCAGCAGCATCAAAGAACAAACTATTAGCATTAGAGTAGTTAGCAAGATCATCGTCTACAACGAAATCAAGCTTGCCAGCGCCAGCGCCATTGTCAATATAGCTAACCGTAATACGTGTTTCAGTATTACCTGTGACCATATCTCCTATAAAATCTTCAACCTGTTCTTGGGTTAAAGTAGCACCAGCAACAAGATTTGCTCTACTAATCTTTTTAAGCGAAGTAGCACTAGCATCGTAAATTAATAGCATATCGCTATCATTAGCAGTTTCTGCTAGCTCAGATTGAGCTGTAACAGCAGTTTCATCTACAGTGGTGGTTATACTAATATTACCGCTCAAATCAGTGGTAGTACTACCAGTAACCTCACCCGCTAATTCGATAGTTAAAGCACTAGGAAGAGTAACATTACCCTCAAGATTTGCAACAAGAGTACCTACGGTTACGCTAATATCGCCAGTGCTAGCACCAGTAGCAGTAGTAGTACCAAGAGTAAACTTATCAGCACTTTCATCCCAGATAAAAGCAGCATTATCTCCGGTACTACCTCTTTCTATGATTAAACCAGCATCATTAGCATTACTGGCAGCACCAGTATTCAGCTCTAATAATGTATCTTCCACCACAGAATTAGTAGTGCTAAGAGTTGTAAGATCTCCATTAACCGTTAAACTACCGGCAATGGTAAGATCTTGACTCATTGTTACATCGCCATTGCTAGCAATTTGAATAGCGTCATGAGTTGTCTGACTACCAACATAGCCATTATCGGGCACTTTTAGTGCGCTATTGCTAGTATCAATTGTAAAATTAGCATTTGACTCAAATGCTTGGTCCGAAGCCGATGGTCCAAAAAAAACAATACCAGAGGCATTGTTATCAAAAGGTCTATATGACATTTTTTATCTCTCCATTCAATTTAAAAATTAAATAATATACCAGTTGTTATTGTTAGAGATGAACGAAAAACTTTCGAAACCATAGTTAAGAGTAAAAGAACTTTGACCGTCTATATTTGCTGTTCCGCTAGGAATAACCGTTACAGAGCCATTACCAATATTTTTAACCAAAATTTCACCACCACCAAAACCGCTAGCAGATGGAAGATACACACTAATATCAGACAGTTCGGAGTTTACAAAAACAACCTGACTTTCTTGAGTTAAATATGTATCATTATCTACATTAGTATATTCTCTAGTAGTTATTACACCGCTATCAGGATCTTGTACAGTATCTAAAATAAAATTTGTAAGACCAACAACATCAGAAGCATAAACTATACTGCCAGCTAAACCAGTATTAACTTCTACTGTATTAGAAGCAGGATCACTAATTTCGATTGTTACAGAAGACGCAAGATTGTCTGAAGAAGTGTCTACCTCAATAGTATAATTATTAGTGGTAACCTCTACAGAATATTCTTCTTCACTCATGTTTGACACTCTAATAGATCAGTTGATTTACTGTATCTCTTGACGATTGTAATAGTGCCATATAAAATACGCACAGTATATTTGCCACCATCTGTATAATAATCATCGTCAGACTGAAGTTCTAAATCATATTTAGCATTATTGAAAGCAAAACTATTGGTTTTAGATGCAGGAAACTTTAGGTCTAACTTACCTTGAGCCCCTGACAACTCAAATTTATATTGGGTATAATCCATATTTTCAGTGGAGAAAATTTCTACACTATTATTACTAGTTTTCCAAATCAATCTAGCGCACCAACCAGTGATATCAACAGGGTTACCATTACCATCCTTATACACAACAGACATATGAAAAGAAGATCCTTGCTCTATGCTGAAATCGTGTTTTCCTGCGGCCATAGAACTACCTTTATTGTATTAAAACATATCTTATATTTAAGTATACACCTTTAATAAAAAAGCCGCCCTGAATAGAGCGGCTTTAAATAAACTCTATCTCTTTAAGTGTCTATATTAGATAGCACCTAGAAGAACTCTACGATTATCGAGAACAGCAAAACCCTGCTCAGCCCAACCGTAGAAACCAGCTCTCTTCTGACGATGTAGGCTATCGTCTTCGAAAATCTGTACTTCTTGTCGTACTGGCATGATAAAGCTATCTCTGCGAGATAGGTCAAGACCCACAACGTACTCCTCTTTGGAAGAAATGCTACCACTAAATGTTCTACCAAGAACATCAACAGCAAAGTCTTGATACTCTTGATCAACACCTAGTTCATCTAGGTCATGAAGATTAACCCCAAATACACGGTTAACAGCACCGTCTCCTGCTGTGTAAATCTCTCTGCGAGTAACCTCGTCAAGCTGATCAACACCCCAGTTACGGATATCTTCCATAGCCTCTGGAGATACATAAAGATCTGTTAAAGCACCACGATTGTTGCTAGCGCTGTTACCGCCACCGTTACGACGCATAACAGTTTTCATAAGGCTAACAAGTCTCTTGGTGAATTGACCCTGATCACCATCAGCATCATAAACAACAAGATCTCTATCAACGGCAGCAGCAAGAAGAGTGTGCCAGCCGTCGTCGTTCATCTTTTTGACAAACGAACCTTCTAGAACTTCCATGGCTCTACCAACAACATCCCAACGAGCATCACGAGCATATTTTAAAAGATAGTCGATGCTTGCTCCAATGTCATAAGTTGGAACCATGACATAATCACTTTCGACATGTCTTTCTGGAATATATCCATGATTAGGGATGGTGTAAGCTACGAAATCTCTTTCGTCACCTGGAGTTAGAAAATCTAGAGGAAATTCTGGAGTAGCACTTTGAGCTAATCTAATGGGCTCAAAAATACCATCCAGAATATTACCACTCATCAAACCTTGACGTAGTGGCAATTCTAAAGCTTTAGCAAACTGAGCATTTGCTTCGACAGATTCTTGCTTGTTAGCAGAACCAGAGCGTACAAGTAGTTCAGTTAACTCTGGAGTTGGCTGAAAATTATCGACTTTGGACATAAGTAATCTCCTTACAGATAAATAAATTATAGGTTAACTGAAACTTTAACGTAATCGTCTGAATCTTTAGAACTTAAGAAAGTTCCAACTTTAGCATAAGTGTCGTCGGTGGTAAATTCACCAGCATCACCAAGATGGGCAGGATCACCAGCCTTTGGCGTGTCGCTTGAAACAACATTATTGGTGGTAATTTGACCTTGGCGAAGTAATGTTACTTTGCCTCCCTTAACAACTTCATCTTTATGCCAGTTAATATGCTGTCTAGTTAAATCGATGTCAACAACATCGTTCAACAGAACGCCAACAGGCAAGGTAGTGGCTGACGCAGTTGCAGCATACTCTACAGCAGCATTTGAGTCATCCATAGAAACACCAACGCCGCTTGCTGAATTGACAGCACATACAATACCACCCCTGGTAGCTGCAGCATTCATAAAGAATGAAACGTCAGTTAAAAGTTCGATACGATCTGGTTTTAGAGCCATAGTTTAATCTCCATTAAAGAAATAGTGTTTATTTTTTACCTAGTCTGGAACGAACAAAGTCTACAAGAGCCGCTCTAGTAGATTCACCCTCATCAATAATCTCACCTCCAACGCTTACAGCAGCACTTGTATCTACTTCAACGTCATCAAGCAATTCTTCGTCGGATGATTCTTCTGCTGATGCCTCTTTCTTAGCCATCTCTTCTTCTTTTTTCATCATGGCTTCTTTTTTGGCCATCTCTTCTTCTTTTTTCATCGTGGCTTCTTTCTTAGCCATATCTTCATTCTTTTTGGCTATCAAAGCTGACATAGCCTCAAAAGCATCATCATCTAGATTTTCGAATTTTGTAATAAAAGCTTCTGCTTCTTCATGGTCAATGCCACTTTCGGTAAGAGAAGCCATTCTTTTTTGCATCTTTTCTTTCTTCTTCATCTCCTCTTCTTTTTGCTTGTATTCAGCAACAGTTTCGGATAAAGTATCAATCTGAGCTTGCATATCTTCTTTTTCTTTGAGAAGTTCAGCAAGAGTTGCTTCTTGAGATGCTTTCATTTCTTCTAAAGAAGTCTGAGCTTCTGTTTTTTCAGAAATAGTAGCTTCTAATTCAGAGATACTTTTTTCTAATTTTTCAATTTTACTATTGTACTCTGCTTTGACACTTTCTAGTTCTTCGGCATGTTTAACTTCTGCACTACTCATAGCTACCTCATGTTCTTTAGTTAAATCGGAAATAGACGCATTTAGTGTATTGTTTGCATTTTCTAGCTCAGATACTTTTTGTTCAAGCTCTGCAGCCTTTACTGATAAATCTTCATGTTCTTTTTGTTCATTCATATTATCTTTCTCCACGCTAGAAATTGACTTATGATTAGATACACCTAAAAAATTAAATTTGTCATTTTTTTGTTCTTGATAAATCTTAGCAAAAACATCTTTTGTAAATATTATACTATCTTCATTAGCAGGCTTGTCAACAAATCCTTTACCGCTAAAAGTAATATCTTTTAAAACTCTACCAATTCTGTAATTATCTTTTTCTCCTGTTCCGCCGTAAGCTCTTAAGTGTTTAGTGAGATGAGATGTGTCTTCATTTCTCTCTAAAACCTTATACTCTCCAGTAGAAACATCTTCTATCCCGTAATCAAAAGATTTGAAATAGCACTCCATGCTAACATATTTGGTACCATTTTCTATTTCGCTAATTAATTTTTGTGCTCTCTCGGCTAAACTTTTACTACTATACCCTTTGTATATTACAGAGCCAGTTACTATATGAAATTTAGTTGGTATATTTTCTAAATCGGTATCTTCTGGAATGATTTCGCCATCGACAGTAATGGGATAGTTGGAAGTAATATGTCCAACAATTTCATGTTCATCATGCTCTATATTTGTTGGTTTATCTTCTGGCGTATGCCTGGCAGCCCATACCTCAGCCTTATCAAAAATATCATCATTTTTATTCCAGGATGAGCTAACCAATATAGATCTAACATAAAATAGATCTTTATCATCTATAGCAGCAATACTTTTTAAGGCATTTGGTAGTACTATTTCTGATTTATCATTAACAATAATAGCTTCAGAAGCCATGGCCACGGACTCTGCAGCAATAAGCTTATCTGTTAAACCGTCATCTATTTCATTCTGATATATGATCATATCGATTACCTCAATATAGTTTTGTTTGGCTATTAAGCTGTATACACCATTGAATAATACGAAGCTTTAATTTGTCTTTTTTCTTCTTGTGATAGTTCTCTGCCAAAATCTTTCTGCAGATCTATAAGCCAATTTGAATATTCTGTGTACAATGAGTCATCAATGCTATTGAGACTCTCCATATGGTCAACACTTATAGTTTGGTTGGGTTTTAAATTGAGCAGGATATTTGTTTTGATTTTCTCTAGCTCTTTGTATTCTTCGCTAGATAGGGCTCTTAAGTTTTTCTTGTTGACTATTTCTAGAAAAATAGGATTAATAATCTGGTTTATTTTGTCTTGTGCTGAGAGTGCCCACACATTTAATTTAGCTCCTGTTCGGGGCTGAAATGTTCTTTCTTTTCTGGTGGTAGAATCTTTAGAGTTTTTGGGGCGCCCTTGTTGTGGTTCTTCTGGCAAAGATTCTGATGGCGAATCATTTGCCAACTTCGTCCTCTTTGCCTCCTTTTGCTTTAGGTCTAGTACTGAAGATTCGCCTTCTTTTTTAGGTAACAAATCCAGACCTACTTCACTTGGGCTAGCAATACCGGACTGCAAAGCTATTTTCCTCAATGAATTCTCCGGCTGAGGATCGTGCCAAGGTGATGCTTTTTGGCTCATGTTCTTATTTTTCCTAGATCGATATTCTTTTTTAATTCTGATATTTTCCATTTCTGGATCAAATCCAAATCTTGATTGCAATAATTCATCAGAGATTAAGCTTCTATCTGCTAATTGTATCAACAAAGCTTTTTCGGATTCTTCGTTAGATAAGTCCATTCTATCAAATTGTATTCTAGCTGGATATTTGAAACCCATAGCTTTTTGTAGATCTTCTATCTCTTTATTCCAGAAAGAAACCAGCACATCCCTGCCGTACTGCAATCTTTGAGTCAAGGTTTTTAAGCTGATAAAATTATTGGTCGTACCAGCTGCTCCAAAAGTACCAGTCAATGTTGGAGGAATACCAAGACCAGCATACACACTATTCAAGTGAGGTATATATTTACCTTCTCCTAAGAACTGATGTACATTGGTCTTAGATTCTAATAATTCTATATCTGGACCCCATACAAGATCCATAGTTCCTCCGCCAACATTATTACCAAGTATCTGTGCTAATTTAGCGGTTGCTGCTTTGGTGGGAGCTATTTTGTGCTCTAAATTTCCTAACTTAAATATTCTGATATTAGAAATAGCACCATCTAAAGCTGCCATATCTGCCAATTTTAGTTTTTCAATAACTGTAATATCGTCCATAATAGAATATATCATTGGAAAAGCCCAACTTTGCCAATCGTCTTTCTTATAATGAAAGACTGATACTTTTTCTGGGTCTAATGGATATTTATTTTTTTCTTTTGCTGCTTCTATGATATATTCTGGTAAATTACTAACAATAGTTTTTTCTGCTTCACTTTTTGGTGAATTAATTATTTTTCTAATAGATGCTGGTAAAATAACCTCATACCTTTTATCATGTACAAAAGACGATAATGCCCCAGATGCTGAGTCTACATACGCAGGATCTAAGAATGTATATATCCAAGGTATCTCTTTTTTTGATATGCTCGACTTATCAATAATATCAATAGTTTTTAGATCTTCCACTCCCATGCTTTTGTATAAAGAGTCTTCTATTTTTTTGTTAATTTTAGCTGTTTGTTTACTAACAACAACATTACCAGTTTTGTATAGATTATTAAGAAATCTCTCGCTACGATCTTTACCGTTTACTTTTTTAAACCATTTACGATAAAATCTTTCTATTTTCTTGTCTGGATGTACTAAAGCTATACCTTGAGCTGCAAAATCACCCATTAAATCAATAACATTTTTTACTAGACCAACCCTATTGTATATATCTTCAGCCCTTTTAATAATAAGCTTAGTATGTTTTGAGTTGGGAACAGCTTCATCTGGCCTAAAATAATCATAATCGGTTCTAGTAAGTCCAGGTCTACCTGAAGTATTAGAATCCAGATTGGAATAATCGATACTGTATCTCCTGCTAGCTGCAGTGGATTTTTGTACCAACGTAAATTCTTCCAACGATTTAGAAGCTTCATTTAATGCTATTTGTTTAGCTTCTATATTATCGTCAGACCATGTTAAATAAGCTTTTTCAGGAACTGTTTCTGCGTCTTGAATGATATCTTTAGGTGATTTTTTATTATTGGCCATTTTAATTCTATTGTAATTGTTATGTTATTCGTTTGGAATGCTATACACTATTTTCTGTATACCCCGCCATAAATATTATCTTCATTAACGGCGGATGTAAACCATGCTGGCCCTTTATACATCTCACCTTTATGAGATACCATATTTCTAGTATCGCCTCCTACAACATCATATTCGACCGAAGGCATACTATTTCTGATTTGTCTCGCTAGCATATTAGCTATAACTAGAGAACTATATCGGTCTTTTCTTAGTCTTCCTTTTTTACCGTTTTCTAACTTCACTTCTGGGGTGTCCCATCTGTCTCTAGCATTAGGACCATTACTAGTTTGAGACATGACTATTGTGGTAAGTTCATTTTTAAGCTCTTCTATTTCCAGTATGCAAGTTGTCAATGTGTCGTGTAAGAGATCTACATCATCTACCTCAACATTTTGTCCACTTTCTGCCATAGATAAACCTATGCTAAGATTATCAAAAAACGGAAATAATAATAATTTGTCCTCTAAATCTTTTCTTAGTCCATGATTAGCCTGAGATGTCCAGTCAGCTTTGGCAAATTGCACTAAATCTAAAATATGTAAACCTGCTTGATTATCGGAATCTCTACTTTTACCATCTTCTATAGATGGCCACAGCGGTAATTCTCCTTCTTGTATCTTTGAAGGATCATGTAAAGCTTCTTCGATAGCAATGCCTCCTCCCTGTGCATCCATACCTATTCTTACAGGAGGAAATATTTTCATCAGATCACGAATTTTTCTAGCGCAGAATCCGTAAAAATCATGATCGTTAGTAATACCGACTTTATTTCTCACTCTAAAGTTTGCTCTATTTGTTGTCCAACAATATACTATGCGAGAATGATCGGGATGACACTCTAATATGACAATACTAAAATTATCTTTCTCTGAAGCTGGGTCAATGCCGTATATGTATTCTAGTTTAGGATCACCTTTAATTTTTGCCTCAAACCATATATCTCGACCATTAATTTGAATAGTATTATTGTTAGATATAACACAGCTTTCTATCAAACTTCTTTTGAAAAAACCACGGCTGTCATTTACAAAACATGCAGCATATTCCATGTTATATATTCCAGAATGTATAGTAGCTTTGGCTCTTGCAACCTGTTTGTCATCCATAAAACCTTTGGGTATTAATTCATAAGGAACCCTGATTACTGAATAATCTTTCCAGTTAAAATTTTCAGGAACCTCTCCCTTAAAGATCTTAGACAGTTTAGTGTGATCTCCACCACTCTCAATAATGGATTTATATCTATTCCAATACTGTGCGAAGTGTTTAAAACCATAATCAGCAGTACCGCTAATAATGGCTTGATTACCATTTTTCTTGGATAAAATATCTAATTCCTCTGTCCACAAACCAGCATCAATCAATGCCTGTCTTTTAGCCTGTGCTTTTACATTTTCTATAGGGCTTGCACTAACAGCAGCAAAACCCGCTACTACAGTTTCGTAGATTTCGGGAGACATAGATGCAAATTCATCGGCTATGATTATATGGGCTCTAAGGCCTCTAATTTTACTACCATCGCCCATTGGGATAGCTATAGTCCAACTGTCTCCCAATCTTAAAGTACATCTGTCCACATCTCTTCTTGGACCATCTTCATTGCCGCTAAAAATACTTCTTAATATAGGACTATTACGCCAAATATTTTCCATATACTCAAAAAGAATTTTACTCTGTCTGAACCCGGCACCAACCACCACGATTTTAGTGCCGGGAACAAATGAGCACTTCAATATGCAATATAAGCTCATCAAAAAAGATTTACCAAAACCACGACTAGCTATAAACATAGGAAAAGGTCTGTGCCAAAACTCTTGTAATATAGCCACTTGTATAGGATGTAATTCTATACCAAATAGCATTTTACAAGTTGCACCCAGATATTCTGTTTGCCTCATAATTTTTAACAAATGCTTATCTGGATGCTCTATGTCATCTTTGGACCTATTTACCATCAGATTTTTCTTTATATCTAATGTAGATAAGTCTCCAAGTCCTAACCAAGCATTTTCATATATCAAATTAGCCATTAGCTGCAGCTGTCTGTTGTTCTTTAGCCTTTAGCTTTCTTGATTTATTAATTGCTCTATTAACCATTACTCTAGCAACAGTTTCAACATATGGCAAGCTTCTCTTTTGACTTTCATCCTTAAGCCAATTGAGTATAGTATCTATATTCTGCTCACACCAATCCGGACCTTCATCATTCATCTGCAAAGCATGTCTCCTACAAGAGCATGTGGATGTACTCTTAATTCCAAGAGCGCTAATCATGCCAGTTAAAATACTACCAGGGCCATTAGGGTCTTGCTCTAATGTTCTTGGATAATTAGCTTGTAGTTTTACCTGTATCTCTTCGCTTGTTGTGCCTATAACACCAGCCAATAATGTGTCTAACTCTGATCTTGTATAATCCCCAAGACCATCATAGGTTTGACCTGTCGCCAAATAATAGCTACCTGGAGCACTTTCTATAGTGGCATACAGATACTTTCTGCTAGTGTCATCATGATAAGTAATTTTTAATTCTTCCAAAACTACAGGATCAGGCGTAACCACTTTATTGGTTTGCTGATCAGTAGTAGGTGGTGGATTCAAAGTAATGGGACTATCTAGTTTCATAATCAATTCTCCTTGTTATTTAACTCTAAGTAATAAACTCTTTTAAATATGTATTCCGCTATATCTATAGCATTTGTGGTATTATCGCAAAATAAAACATTGATACCATATTTTAACTGCCAATCCAAAATACATTTAACTAAAAAATTTGGTGAAATTTTAATCTTGTTCCACACCCTTTCTGGTAACTCTGAACCAATAGGAAATTTTAAAACTTTGGACATATCAAACTCTAACAGGAAAAACGGATATTTGAATGTAGACATTCTTTCAAGCACATCCGTAAAACGCTTTTCCGTAATATTATTTGCTATCTCTCCAACAGTTTTCTTTCTTTCGATAGCCAAAATATCTTCAAAACCAGCAATAGTGTAATCTCCGGTATCCAATTTTTGTTTAGCTGTAGTATAATTATAAAACTCCCAAGGTATTTGTTCTCTAGTATCAACTAATATAGTAACATCTGGATATTTACTTGTCATTATTCTTTTTGTTATTAATGGCTATTTTTTTAAAGACACTCTCATAATAGGTTTCTTGTCCAGAAATCATCTTATGATGTAAGTTACATAATGTAATACCATTATCCTCATTATATCTTAAACCTGGATTATCACACCATCTATGTATATGATGTACATTTAACTTGCTTTTTTTATTACACCCAATCCACTGACATCTGTGCCTATCTCTGGCTAAAACTTTCTGCCTAAATTTTTTATACGCTGGATCACTATAGTCTCTCTTCATAGTATTTGATATCCGATTTTACCATTTCAGAAACAAGTTGATTGAAACTAATACTAGGGGACCATCCTAGTTTTCTCTTAGCCTTGCTACAATCACCCAACAAAAAATCTACCTCTGCGGGTCTATAGAGACTAGGATCAATTTCAAGGTAATCCTTATAATTTAGATCGATTTCATTAAAAGCTAGTTCTAAAAATTCTTGTACGCTATGTGTGCTACCTGTGGCTATTACATAATCATCTGGATATTCTTGATTAAGCATCATTCTCATAGCTTCGACATAATCTCTAGCATGCCCCCAATCACGATAACTATAAATATTACCTAGTTTCAGCTTATCCTCAGTTAGTCCATTAATCAACCTACCCAAATATTTAGTAATTTTTCTGGTAACAAAATTCTCCCCTCTTTTAGGACTCTCGTGATTAAATAATATTCCACTACAAGCATATAGACCGTAGCTCTCTCTGTATAATTTTACCATTTGATGAGAAGCAACTTTAGATACAGCATATGGACTTTGGGGGCTGAAATCTGTAGATTCATCTTGATATTTTTCTTTTTCCGTAGAAGAACTATAATTAGAACCAAACATTTCGCTAGTGCTAGCTTGATAAAATCTAGTTTTAGGTGAAACACTTCTAATAATCTCAAGGATAGATACTACGCCATGAGTATTTATATTAAAGGTATTGATAGGTTGATCAAAACTAGTCCCGACATGGCTCTGGGCAGCTAAATTATAGAATTCATCCGGTAAATATTGCGTGATAATTCTATGTAAGGAAGAGTAGTCTGTCAAATCAAATTCTTGCAAATTCAACATAGGATGTTTTATATGTTTTTCAATTCTCCAAAAATTATTGGTACTATTTCTTCTATATAAACCAATAACATTGTATCCTCTAGACAGTAAAGAACTCATTAAATAGCTGCCATCTTGTCCTGTAATACCAGTAATAATAGCTGTTTTATTCATGATTTTCCTCTTCTACCTGCTCAGGAAAAAGAAAAGGTTTATCTAAATTTCCGTCTGCATATTCGTGTAAGGTCTGTAAGTTCTGTTTAAATTTTTGTGTTGCCATACTCAAGATTTCCATTTCCCTGCCTTGCTTTTCTCTGGTTTCCTCATCCTCTAGCATTCTTATTAAACCAATCCAACTACTCTTACCATCTTCGATACGCTTAATTCTTTGCTCTCTAGTAGCTTTTAGATCTTTACTAATTCTTTGCTGCTCTGCTAACAACTTAGTATATTCATTAGTATAATTAGCTATACTATTTCTGGCAAAACTTAACTGGGTTTCTAGATTGCTTAACTTAGCAGTGTCTCTATCTGATTCTGGCATAGAATATTCAAAATCTACTTGCTTCTGTAATTTTTCTGTTTCACTAATATGTCTTTTTCTCTCCTTCATGCTGCGATTAATTAATATATCAATCGTAATAAACTGTTTAATTTGCAGTTCCTCGGCTGGCAATACATCCTCTCTAAATTGTTTGATTAAATTAATCCAAGTAGCTTCAAAATATTGTAACTCACCACTCGGCTCATCAAACTGCTTTTGTATCTCAGACCAGAAGCTTTTAGCATACAATTTTTGTCGAATCATAGAATCTACAACACTATCCTCACTCAAAGAGTTTTCGCTAATATACTTTTTTATCGGAGCTGTACTTCTATTGAGATGGTCTGCAATTTGATCAATAGAAAGCTTGTTGAAATTTTGTTTAATATAATCTTGCTCCTCTAAAGACAACTGTCCTTTTTTTCTAGGAACACTACTTTTTTTTCTGGTAGTCATTTAGCATCTCTTGTATATGTTTCTGTAATTTATCTAAATACTTTTTACTAATTTTAGATCCGTGTTTAAGTTTTAGATAATGCTCCCTATATTCTTTAGAAATATTATTGTCTATATATTCTAATATCTCCTTATCCTCTATAAAAGATAAGCTTAAGTTATCATCGTTAATTATATTATGATCTGAAATATGATTAAGCTGCATAATATTTTTCTTAGATTCATTTCTTTCATGCCAAGACCTATACTCTTTGCACGATAATTTATCATTAAATTTCGTACATTGATTTGAGCTTTGTTTTAGATGCTTATCATAAAAAGGACAGGATTTGCAAGGTAAATCAGGTCTCTGATAATTGTTCCTTTTAAAATTAAACAACCTGTTTCTGACATGAGTCCATAGAAAGTTTTCTAATGGTCTGACTCCATCATATTTTTCTAATCCTTCTAGTGCAAAAATAGCAGCTTGTTGCTTCATGTCTTCAATATCATGATATCCAAATTTAAACTTATAGCTTAATTTTTTGGATATTTTATTCCAAACATTAACAAATTCTTCATCTGAAACTTTAACCTGCTTATTGTCCGGATTCTGGTCCGGATTCTTGTTCTTTGTCTGTTTCTGTTTCTTCTTGGCTTTGTTTTGAGTCATTCAATAAAGATGCTATGCTTTTTCCTTCGGGTTTATGTAAATCTTCCCCAACATCTATGTCTGATACGATATTTAATATGCTGCCTGTTAATTGTGCTTGCTTCATAATGTAACTTGCCTTTTGTTAAGGTTCTACTATAATAATACACCGGTTTATAAAATTGTCAATGTATCCCAGAGACTATCATGAAATATAAAAAATGGAATAATCAAGAACTAGATTTCATCAAAAATAATTTTACAGTTATGTCTGATGCTGATCTGGCTCAAAGACTAAGCAAAGAAAATGAAAAAATTACTGTATATATGATTAGAAGACAGCGCAGAAGTATACAGGCTAATAAAAAAAGAGGAAGACCCAGAAAAACAAATAACAATGATAATCAATGATTTGATATCTATTTTTCAGTACTGTCTGATAATTTTTGCATTCATATCCATAATAATGATTATGATTTATAGCAATGCTTATTATTATACAATAATGTCCTATATATATCAACACAGCATATTCAACACTATCAATAATGGTCTACAATTCAGTCATGCCTGGAACCATTTTGGAGGACCGTCTATGCCGTTCGACGTATCAATAAAAGCTATTATTTATCAGGATGAAAAGAGATACGAGATTGTTTTATATGATCCTGCCACAAACACGACTTGGCAAAATAAAAAAATCAATGTGCTAGATGCTAAGTGGTTTGAATATGTGAAAAACGGTAATCAAGATGCAGTGAAAGCATTATATAATTATTTACAAAGACTGTATCGTACTGATCGCATACAAATACAGGCACACTTTCAGCCAATGAAAGGTTTTCATGCTATAAATTACCAACATCAAGGTTTTGTACATGATATAAATATACAACAAGAAGGTGGTCAAGACGCTCATTAACCAGCAGCCATAGAAGGAAACACCGTGGATGTTTGAGATAAACGATATTTATGATTTGTTGCTACTACTAGTAGATAACACAAAATATTTTTTATTTGAGCCAACTATGTCTACTACTACAGGACTGGCTAGAATCATGATAGCCATTGCAAATATAATATTACTTATGGAATATCGTGATAGAACAGATAGGTATCTTAGTACAGCTAGTGTTGCTACATTTCCTAAAGTACATATAAAATATGTAGATTTGCTTGTGTGGGATAGATGGAATAACTGTAATGCTAATAGTTTTATTATATTTGGTATTTTATGTAGTATAAGTTTCATGGTTGGTTTTTGCTCTAATATATGCGCCCTGTTATTGTATATAGTATCTTTGTCTACGTATAGTAGAAACTATCTGATAGAAAACGCAGGTCACTGTCAAATGAGAGCAATGCTGCTGCTCATGATATTTAGTAGATGTGGAGATGCTTTATCACTGGACACAATAATACAAAATAAAAATTTTATAGGATCTATGGGAGAACCTTGGTGTGATAGATTTATGCAAGTTTTTATAGCGCTAATGTACTATAAAACTATTACATATAAAATGATTAGTGGACCATCCTGGTGGAAAGGAGAAGTATTAAGCTATGCTCTTAACTCATTAGAGTTCGGTAAATATTCTCAACATTTTACATTTCCCAGATGGTTATGTATTATGGGATCATACTATACAATAGCTACACAAAACGCCCTAGTGTATCTAATATGGTTTAAAGAATTTAGGTATTATGTGTTGATCAACTCTATGCTACATCATGCTATGATGCTTATGCTTATGAAACTAGGAGCTTTTCCTATTGTTGCTATTAGTTGCTTGAGTGTTTTTGTTCCTTCAGATGATCTGGCTAAATTTTTATCTAGATTTATACAATGATAGTGATACTAGACGGATATTGTAAATTTTGCAGAAGGGTGGGCGAATATATGGGGAAATTTACGAAAATTGGTGATCTAACCGTATTGTATAGTGATATGGAAGATGCTAGGGGCTTAATGTATAAGTATGGTATGGGGGATAGTATTGATAATATAGTGGGAATAGTGGGAAACTATAAGGTTGTAGAGGGTGTTTATTGTTGGATTGTAGAATTAATTAAAAGGAGATTGTGGGATGGGAAGAAGAATAGGAAGCAAGGATAAGAAATCAAGGAAAAAGAAGGTGTTTGTTGATTCTGCACAGGAAAGACAAATTGTGTGTGACTATAATAATGGTATGAGTTCTGCAGACATAAGAAGTAAGTATGGGATTAGTAATAGTCAGTTGAGCAGAATAAGGGGGGATAGAGGGGTAAAGGTCAAACTAAGAAGAGATATTGTTGATAGTTGGGAGGTAGTAGGGGATTTTAAAGACTATAAGGAAACTAGTGGTATATATGCTATATATTTTATCTGGAATTATGATAAAGAAGATCCTGATAAAAACCATAAAATCAATAATATAAAAGCTTATATAGGTAGTAGTGTCAATATAGGACAAAGATTAATGGCTCATGATAATGAGTTAAAAAATAATAAGCATTTTAATAAAAATCTGCAGGATAGATATAATGATTGTGAATTTTCTGTAAGGTATGCCATAATAGAAGAATGTGGTGAAGATGAGATTATGCAGAAGGAAGGGGGCTATCTTGATAGGTGGAATATGGGGTGTCTTTTTAATACGTGGAAGGTTATTAAAAAAGAAGATATAGAGCCGTGGCTAGAAAAAGCTATAACCATGGATGCTTATGATAAAAACTATACTATTAGCAAAACGAACTTCTATAATGGAACTGCTTGTAAAGAAACGAATAATGTGCATAAAAGCGGATATGGAAGAATGCAAACAACTATTGAAGGAGTTACGAAATATCTAGCAAAACATAGAGTAGCATACTGGCATAAGCATGGAGAATATGTTGAGTTGGTGAGACATATGTGTGATAATCCGAAATGTTTTAATCCTGAGCATTTAGCAGCAGGGAATCATAGACAGAATAATTTGGATAGGCGAGGCGATTTTCCTGAAGAATTTGAAAGGAAATGGCTGGAGTGTAAAGGAGATGTGATAAAATTAACAGAAGAATTTGGATGGAAGGCTAACGCTAAACTAAAAGACGGAGGTGTAAGCTGTAGTGTTTATGAATGGGAGAAGAAGCTAGACTTAAGGAATAAGTATCCTGAAATCGTTAAGAACAGGGGCCTATTAAGATAGTTTAGGTAATACTTTTTTATTTATATGTCCCTACTGTAATTGCACCCCGGTGCGTTTTTTATATGGTGGGGATACATCATAATATAATGAAAAAACCCCCCTATATGTAGATATATATGTAAAGTATTGATACGTATAGACTTATGTGATATACTGCCGGCCGACCCCCTCTGTGGTGGGGTGAACATTATTATACCATGCTAATGAGGGGGATGATAGCAAACTGTGTGCCGAAACACAAAAAACTTTTGGCACGATATTTGCAGTAGAAAAAAAATAAAAAAATTTTTCAGAAAGTACTTGACACCTGACGATACTAGGTATATACTTGAAGCATAACAAGCAACCAAGAAAGAAAAGGAAAAGACATGAAAAAGTTTCTCTCATACTTCGAAGCAAACGGAATTCGCTACACTATCCTCAACAAGATGAGAATCTTTCTCTCACAGAATAATCGAGTAGTTGCTGTTCAGCCTCAAGATGCTGTGCTGCAAAAGCCTTCACAAGATCCTCTGCTTGTTCGCTTTTGGCAGAATGAGTTGAATCGGGAATACGCCCGATAAAGTAACATATTTACACTACTACTAAAGAGGTACTCACTATGGGTGGTTTCTATTCTAGCGACAAGCGTATCATGGGTTGGATCAGTGGTTGGATCGACAGGGGATCATCCCCCCATTATAGGGGTGTTCTTGCTGCTCAACTGCGACTGATTCGCAAGAAGCATGGTACCCTACTTGCGAGGGGGTATCGAGATCATATGCTCTGGATAGGTTCATACCCTACTAGGTAGGTTTACCCCCCAAAAGAATTACTAGCCGAACGTAAGTGCTTGGTAGATAAGGACTTACGAGCGATTCGGCCGGCCGACCCCCACTGCAGGGGGGTATCACCTAAAGTATCTAGCTAGGGAAGCATACCACACCAAAGAGGGGTATCGCTATTCTGCTAGCAAACGCTGTGCCAAACGAGCAAAAAATGCCGGAAAGTTTTGTCAAATTTTCTTGACATAAAAATTCCAAAATTATTGTTGACAACTAAAGATTGCTTTGGTATAATGTCGATATAAGGAATAAGGAAGAAAGAAAAGGAGAAAAAAATGGAAATGCAAATCCTCTACATTTCAGATTGCTGCGGTTCATATCTTGACGATACTCAGATTGAGTATGGTATCTGCAACGATTGCGGTGAGCATTGTGAAGTGCTAACCGAAGAATATCCTGCCACCCCCGTTTGTGGGGGTTGACAAACAAAAAACTTTTGGTAGACTGTTGGAAAGTAAGAAAGAGAGAAAGAAAATGAAAACGATTGAAATTTCACCACGTTACGTTGACTATCAAAACTACTTCCACGAGATGAGTGACGAGTTGCTCGCAGTGTGGATTGAAGTTGCAGAGCGTAGGCTTCCTACCTATCGTCGGAAGTCTGACTTGGTGTCCGTTGCTTTGGGTATCCGTGCTGCTAAAAGTGTTCAGCGTTTACGAGAAAGGAATTGGGAATGATCGTCTTGACCGTTGCTGTTTCGTTTGCTATACTGTTCTGCGGGTTCGCCGCCCTCTATCTCACCCTATAAGGAAAACCACAATGAGTACCGAAAGCCTAATGGCACAGTTCCCAATTACTCGCAAGGCTTGGAATCAAGTTTCTGGAATCTGGAAAGGCATCGCCATCCCATGCGAAAAGAGTACCCCTAATGGTGGGGTTGTGCAGAGTGAAAAGGTTCTCAAGTTTACACGCTCGGCCTTGCGTGAATTGAGAATCACCAAGAAAGTTGATCCCCGTCTTATTGGGGGTGAGGATAGAATGATTGAAAAGGTAGGAAAGCCTGGCTCCCCCGAAAGGGTGGCTGCATTGGCTGCTCAATATGCTAGGTTGAGTGAAAGTGAATCATCCCCCTTTGGAGAGTGAAAGCATGAACAGTACCAAACTGACCTATGTACAAGTGAACAGCACCGGCGAGAAGCAGTGGGTAAAGGATACGTATGTTCAGGCCTACCCTAAGTTATATACGCCTGTGCAGTTCAAGGGTATCAAAATCCAGGCCGAGGTGAAGGATATCTATTCCCCTCGATAGAGGGGGCCGGCCGGCCAAAATACTTGTAAGTTGTTGATATATAAGCACTTAGGTATACAACGTGCCGCCGAGCCCCGCCGATGGGGGGTATGGCTACTAGGATGGGTGGTATACATAGGTGTACCACCTAAGCCTACAGGCTAAGTGAACATAGGTACAGCCAGCAAACCCCGTGCCAAACGTACACAAAATTCCAGAAAGTTGTGTCAAAATTTCTTGACATAAAAAATCGAAAAAAACTTCAGAAGTCTATTGACAAATGACGATAAGTATGGTATACTTAACACATAAGAAAGAAAGTTGGAAAGAAAGAGAGTCTGAAAATGGAAGATTATTCGAAACCGTTTGACATCATCGCCAATCTGCCCCGTATTCGGAAACGGAAGATTTGGCAAGTTATCATCGACGATACTGTTGTTCAGTTGGTTGGTGCTACCGACAATCGCAAGGCTACTGCCGAGCGATATATCGCTGGTAAGTATCCAGACGTTCAGTTCACACTGAAATTTTTGGAATATCGCATCTAGTCCCCCAGTGTGGGGGTTGACAAACGCAAAATCTTTGGTATAATGTTCGCAACAGAAAAAAAGGAGAAAAGATGTTCAAAGCAATTGCAAAAGGATTCGACGGTTCGACTCACTACACTTCAGAGTTTCGCAACTACGCTGACGTTCTCAACTACGTTTTTGCGACTTTCATCGGTTGGGACGTTATTCGAGATATAGAAATTATCGACGCTCAGACTGGTGAGTTGGTTGACGTTGTAGAAAATTGAACTGACCCCCACTAGGGGGGTTGACACGGCAGGAAAAATTTGGTAGAATTGGAAAATCAGAAAGAGAGAAAGAAGATGAGAAAGCCTAGTTTCAAAACCGTCGATAGCAAACTGTCCCACTACTGCCGCCGTTTCGGTATGCAGCTGTGGAACCACGGTGATGGCACATATTCATTGTACGATACAAAAATGCAGTATCTGGTACTGAATCGTGTTGACCGTCGCCGTGTGGCAATTGAAGTGTACGCATGTTTCAACAACTGCTGATCAGTTGTTCACCTATTGCTAGCCAAACGTAAGTGCTTGGTAGATAAGGACTTACGAGCGATTCGGCCGGCCCGCCCCCACCTTTGGGGGGTACAGTGCCTAGAAGGGGTGGCGTACATAGGTGTACCAGCTAAGCCTACAGGCTAGGTCAACATAGGCATAGCCAGCCAATTTGGGGGTATGAGCAAACTTCATGCCAAACGAGCAGAAAATCTCCAAAAGTTGTGTCAAAATTTCTTGACATAAAAATGCAGAAAAATCTCTTGACAATTCAAGTTTCACCTGGTAAAATGTCGATATAAGAAGTAAGGAAAGAACGAAAGGAAAAGAAAATGATGTTCGCAAGCAGGACTGAAATCCAAGACCATATCCAAGACCGTTCAGCCGGCTGGTATGATCAACTGGTGAACGACGGTTCAGTAAGCCCCGAGCTACTAGCCGATGCTATCGATAATGATGGCGAACTTGAAATCGGCTACGATTTTGGTACGCTCACTATCGACAGTGAAGGGTACATCACCGCTTGGGATGCTCTCAACACTGACTGGTATGAGGACTAAAAAAATCCAAAAAAATACTTGACAAGCTCAAGTTCATCTGATAAAATGTCGATATAGAAAGTAAGGAAGAAAGAAAGAGAGAGTGAAAGATGAGTAAGTATCAAATGTTCAGTACCTATCGTCGCCATGATGGCGGTTACTTTGAATGCTACAAGAACGATGAGTATCTTGGTAACGTGTACGCTAGTACAGAGAAGGCTGCAAGGTATAAAGCCTTCAAGTTGTTTGGTGTTTGGTGCAATGTTTATTGGCAAGATGGAGAATGAACATGAAAAAGCCTGAGTTTAAAACTAAATTCAAAAGTGTTCGTGATGAAATCATGGCTCTTGAGTGTGAGCAAGAATCAGAATCTGGTGGGTTAGAGTTTCAAGAAGCAGTCCGTTGGCGACTTGCTCAACTTGAAAATGATTATTGGGAAGATGATGAACCAGAAGAAGAGTTTGTTGTTAGGAAAAAGAAAAAGTCGAAATGTTATAGTAGGTTCAACGGTGGTTGGATGTTTGTGGATTGAGGAGAAAAGATGAAAACTAAACTTTACCATTCGGAAACTGTACCGCCTTCACACAAGGAATGCCCAACGGGTTACTGTAGAACAGAAAACGGGTTTTGGACTTATTCAAGAAGAGCGGCTCGTGATTATCGCTTCTTTCGTCTGAATGGTGGTTGGATGTTTGTGGATATGAGGAAGCAAGATGAAAAGTAAACTTGACAATGACGGCCTGGCCGTTATACTGTTTCTTATGGTGTGTGTTGTGGTAATATTTATGGAAAGATTAGGGTAAGGGATAGTCCCCTCTTTGGTGGGGGCCGGCCGGCCGAGTCGGCCATAAGTCCTTACGCCCCAATGACTTACGATCACAGAGCAAATTCTGTGCCAAAAAAGAAAATAATTTTTCCAGATTTTTTCTCTTGACATTCAAGTTTGCTGTGGTAGAATTCCGATATAGAAAGTAAGGAGAACAAAAATGAAGGCACACAACCCACGAATCGTTTGCAAAGATGGTTTCAGTATCAGTGTTCAGGCCCGTGAGACTGCATACTGCACGCCACGAAGCGACCACGGCCCATACTCGCATGTAGAGTGTGGATACCCTAGCGAGGTTCCAAAGAGTTGGACATTTCGGGAATTCTCGGAAGCCGCCCAATTTGGCAAGGGTTATCCAAAGGATGAAGAATACACGGACACGGTATATCCGTATGTTCCGGTTGATCTTGTTCGGCATGAGTTGGATTTGCATGGTGGAATTGTTGAAGGAAGGTTGCCAGAATAGGAGAGATTGAAATGGCTTGTATCCAGATGATTGTTGAGTTGACAATTCGTGACCCCAATTATCCAGAGGGGGATGAGCGTAATACTCGGGTAATAAGGAACGGAACTTGTTTCTCTGCCACGCCAGAGTGGCAATGGTTGATTGATGCTGGGTTTGCAGTTTGGTACTATGTTTAGGGAGAATGAAATGACTGAGTATGATGAGGGATATGAGGATGGATACCATGATGCTTGGGATGAACTTGAGGCATGGTATGGTATAGATGATATGGGTTGGGATTGGTATGTGGTGGGTGAGGATGAGTATGAGACCGTGGATTGATGAGGGGCCTTGGCTTGATGAGTATGGTTGGATACTGGCCGTATGCTATCATGTAACATTTACTATTATGTTTACTAGACTAATGTTCAGTGATAAACGTAAGTAATTGAAAATAAAGGACTTACGAGCGGCGAGGCCGGCCGGGCCCCTCGGCTGGGGGGTTGACCCACTTGTATTACCTAAGCCTGCCGGCTAAGGCTTAGATGGTATAGCCAGCGAAAACCGTGCCAAATAAAAATTATTTTTTCCTATAGTTTAGCCGGCCGAATGTCGATATATAAAGTATTGGCAAGGATAACCCACGGAGAATGAAAGATGATGACGCTCTACACGATTTTTGGAATGTTCGTTGGTTTCGAGGGATACGATAATGGCAAGGTTTATTTTGGGATTTATACCCCCCAATATGAGTATGGGTATGTGGTTACGCCGAACGAGATTTATCTGGACACAATTTTGGAAAAAACTCAAGATTAGGGGTTGACTTGGCCGATCTAAGGAGTATAATTCGGGAATGACACGCAACCAACACCACGGAGGCTTGAAAATGGACGATATCAACACCACTCTCTTGATTGCTTCTCTTGAGGCTGAAGGAATCGTTGAACCTT